TTAATCAATTTTAATTTTCTTTATTTGTTGGATTAGAAAATCGGTAGATTCCTTTATATATAAATCTTCAGTTATGTCATTTGTAGAATGCCCGAGGATTTTTTTAATAGTTCTATGATCAATTCCTGATTCTTTTGCTAATGTAGCAAACGTATTTCTCGTATCATGCATTGTATGGTTCATATTTAAAGAATTCATGTATTTTTGAAATTTCGGTTGAATACTATTATATTTCGTACTATCAAGATATTTTATAACTTCTTTAATAAAGGGTTTAATATAAGGGTGTATAGGTATTATTCTATTTTTACCACTTTTAGTCTTTAATCCGCATACTAAATAATCGTCAGTTAATTTATCTATTTTTAATAACTCACTGGCTCGACAACCTGTTAGAATATACGCAAGTACGACTTTAGAAAAGAAGTCTTTTTGATCTATTAAGTATCTTATTTCTTCTCTAGAAAAAGGATAATGTATAGTTTTACGTTCATTGTTATCTGTAGTTATATCAATATACATTGAAAAATCATCATCTTTTGGAATCCATTGGTGTATAATAGCATATTTAAATGCGGTTCCAACTGCAATTTTACATTTGCCTAAAGTCACTTGAGTTTTTCCTTGTTTCTTTAAATTATCAAATGCTTTTTGCAATCGTGTTAAATTCAATTCTTTGATATCTACATCAACAATTTCAGACAATAAACTATAACACCATTTTTTAGCGTCATACCATGATTTTGATTTTCTGTTTTTATCTCTTTCAATAATACAGTTAATACATTCGCCTAGAGTATGTACTTCATTAACTGTTTCATACGATTCTTGCATTTCCTTGGAACTGTTATATTTAGCTAGATGTTTCAATGCATCTAAACGATTGGAAAAAGTTCCTATGCATTTTTGTTTTTGTCTACCTTCATCATCAAATCCTATTGTTACTTTAACCACCCACGGTTTTCGTCTTTTACCTTTTAGTTTTGTTACTGTACCAAATCCGTTGGGATTTTTCACACTTTCACCTCCAATCTCATTATATACTATAACATCAGCTCATTGTTAAATTTTTATCATTATTTTTTCTTATAATGATTTATGCACCGGTGTTAAAGTATATAGGAGGTTGGAATATTTTAATGATAAATAATAAATTGACATTAAGTGTTAAAGAAGCATCGAGGATTTCTGGATTACCAAAGTCTTTTATAAGAAAACAAGTAGAAAATGGCGTAATTCCAAAATGTTATTCTATTAATCATAAATATAGAAGAGTATTTGTTATATTTAGAAGACCGTTTTTGGAATGGTTAAAAGAAATTAGGTCATAATCGTATGGGTAAAAGATATTCATATGGAGAGAGGCTAAAAATTGAATATTTTAAATGTAGAATTAAAGAGCTCAATTATTTAAAATATGAAGTTAGAATTATTCAAGAAGAAATAGATGAAATAACATACTCAATTAATAAATCTAATACATCTATAATTTATATTTCGAATGATCAAACAAATATTAATAGTCAAAATGAAAAGTGGAATAAACTTATAGATAAAAAAGATCAACTATTGCGAAAGTTGGAATTTTTCAATAAAGAGATAAGATATATTAATAATATATTGGATTCTTTAGCACCAATAACAAGAGATATGGTTATTGATTTATTTATTGAGAAATATACATCAGAGAAAGTGAAGGATAAATATTTTGTTTCAAATCCCTATCAAGCTATTAATGATGAATTGCGTTATTTGGATATTGATAAATTTTAATCATATTTGAGTGTTATTATGGTAATGTGGAAATAAAAAAACCCAAAATAAATGAGTTCTTTAGAGTACGCACGCTTTACAAGTTATATTATGAAAGGAGGTTGTTTACATATGACAAAAGAAGAATCAAAAATCTTTTTAGATAATATACTTCTTATGCTTGAAGATGTAAAGAAAGTCTATAATCAGAAAAAAACTGAAGCTATGGATAAGTCTTTGCAATACGAAGAGCGAAGAAAAGTATACGCTATCAAAGAAAGAACTGTTGATGATTTGATTTACTCAATTAAATGTAAACAAAAAGAAATCAACAATTTGTTTGAAGAAGAGTCAGAATAATTAGACTCTTCTTTTTTTTTTGGACTTAACGATTGACAACTTTATCAATGATATCTGTAAAGATATTTATAGAACTTTTTCTATCAGATAAAGCATCATCAAGACTTTCGTCACCATAGACTTCCATGACTTGATCGATAGTCCAATCATCACCAATGTCTTTCATTTCTTCAATGAATAAATTCGCTTCTTTTTTGTTCATATATAACTCCTCCTTACTCTTTCATTATATAAAAGTTATTTTAAAATTCAAGTAAATTATATATCAAAATAAAATTTGCGCGTAGAAAACATATTCCTTTATGAAAGAGAGGAGAATAATTATGTTAGAAACAATGTTTGGAATTATATTAGTAATGGGATTTGGAGCATTCATATTACTATGTGGAATTGGAGTAATATTGTTAGGAGATTTAATATTCAAAACGAATTCAGGAAGAAGACTTATTAGAGAATGGTTTGAGATTAAACCTAAATCTAACTAGGTCTTTTTTTCTTTTCGCATAAAAAACATACTATATTATGAAAGAATAATTTATAAGGAGGAAATTAAGATGAATGAAATTTTACTAGAATCAAGACATGGAGCTGATTTATTAGAAGCGTATAAGGAATTAATGAACGACATGAGTGAAGTTATAACATTAAATGACTTGAAAGATATGGATAGTCAAGATGTTAAACTCTTGCATGATTTGATTAAATTCATGGACGTTGCTATGCAATCAACTATATTTGTGATTGAGACCGTAAGATCTATTGATCGAAGCCAAGATAAATTATTATCAGAGGTAAGAGAGTTAAAAGCAAAATTATAAGAGCTTTGACTCTTTTTCTTTTCGTATATTTTACAAACACTATTATGAAAGGAGAGATTATTTATGAATGAAGAATTGAAAGCTAATTTAAAGAATTTGTATTATGAAAACAAACAAAAAATACTAGGAGTCACATCAATAGCAGCAATAGCTTTAGTGAGCTATAAGACTGGTATATGGAGAGGACGAGCAGAAGGTATTAGAATTGGAAATAGGTATTTAATACAAATGGCAGAACAAATTAGCAAGGTTGAGTCTAAATAAGGCTCTTCTTTTTTCTTTTGCCATATTAGTAATCCAAAAAAATCCCGTGGTGAAAATTTGAAAAAATCAAAGGAGGTTTATATTTATGTCATTAACAATTATTTGGGTTCTTATTAGTCTTATGTCACTAGCAGTAGGTATTTTAATTGGTGCTATATTGTATGAGAATAACAGGAAAATGCGCTCAATCGGTGTACTTAATGTTATTGATACAAGTGAAGGCATTCAGATGGCTTTAGCACTTGATAGTGAGGTTAAAGAGTTCGTCAATAAAGAATATGTTATATTGCAAGTACGAAACAGAAAGGCTTAACGCTATATTTACACACCATATTATGAAAGGAGAATTATATTTATGAAGAAAAGTCAAAAGAAATTGCTAATTCAGGAGAATCAAAAATTATTAGAAAGTTTAGATCAATTAGATCCACAATCTGAAGATTATCAGGTAACGGTATCAAGAATTAAAGACATTCAAACGATTGTTGACAGCGATAAAACAGTTGATAAAGTTGTTGACTGGAGTTTGAAAGCCGGACAGATCATTTTACCGTTAACTGTTAGTGCAGGATTGTTCTTAATTGGTTTAAAATTTGAAGAAAATGATTCGCTTGCTTCGGCATTAAACAGAACGATTCTAGGTAAAGTAATCAAATTTTAAGTAAGGGAGCCTATCAAAGGCTCTTTTATTTTTTTTTTATATAGAAAGAGGTGAGATATATGTTGAGATTGAGGTACTGGTCTAAGAAATTAAAAGCTAAACGTATTGAGTATAAATACAAAAAGCTTCTTCATAAGCGAGGAATGGCATTATATATTGGGGACTATGAAGCTGAAAAATACTTTAAGATTCAAATAGATGAATTGCGTTTTAAATATAAAGATTTTTTTCAAGGTGATATTTGATGAGATACCATTACGAAAAACCTAAATATTTTAGAGCTGCTTATGGTAAGACTTATAAACAAAACAACCCGGTATTTCATCAATGTACTTTATATTTAATTAATTCCAAAGGTTTGGGAGTTATTCAACAACGTTATAATCCCATTAATAAAACAACTTGGTGGACGGAGATAGATCCTTGGCTGGTAGATGAGTTATATTTACATCCCAAGTTTAAAGAGTTCTTTGATAAACGTTCTAAAGATTGTAAGGACGGTTGTTATCCAGTTGTTACAATACGTCAAATTATGTGGGCTTTGAAAATGAAACCACTTAAACGTGAAAGATGGGAAACATGCTTCGATAGAAGAGAAGTGTAAGTACGCATAAATTACAAGTTATATTACGAAAGAGAGGTAATTTATTATGTATGAAACTTTATTTATTTTAATGGGATTTATTGCATTTACAGGTTCAGTATTGGTTTATGGATTTTTTAAAGATGAGTAAACTAATACTCTTACCTTTTCTTTCGCATAAAATACATGGTCTTCTATGAAAAGGAGGACGTATATTATGATAATAACAACTATATTAGTTATGGTAATCGGAATACTTATATTTGGAGGAATCTTACTTCTAGGAGTAGGAGGAGGATTAGTGACAATACTAGCATCTGACTTAATCGTAGCAGCAGGTATTATATTCTTAGTAGTACGTTGGATTAAAAACAGAAAGAAGTAGGATCATTTGAAGATTCTATTTCTTTTTTCCTTTTCACGCAAGCCAAACAATGTCTATTATGAGAGGAGATGAAATTAATGAATTCGAAATTAATGAAATTTATTGGAGTTGGTTTAGCTATTGCTGGATTTGCAATCACACAAGTTCAGAAAGCTATTGAATCAAAAGAACAGGAAGCATTAATTGATGAAAAAGTTAAGGAGCAACTTGCTCAGATGAAGGAGTCTAAATAATGGACTCTTTTGTTTTTAATTTATATTTATCGAACGAGAGGAGAATGTTGAAATGAAATTTGATGTTAAAGAATTAATTCAAGTAGGAACTAAAGTAATGAAAAAACATAGTCCAGAAATCTTAACTGGTGTAGGTATTGTCGGAATGGCCACAACAGTCGTATTGACTATTAATGGTACAGTTAAAGCATTAGATTTATTGGAAGAAGAAAAGAGAGAAAGAACTTCTAAATATTTCAATGAAGAAGATATTGATAAGGAATGGAAAAATACTCCTTTGACAAAAAGAGAAGTGTTTGCAATCTGTTGGAAACCTTATATTCCAGCGGTTATTACATTTTTAGGTGCTACAGGTTGTCTAATTGGGTCAAATTCAGTTAATTTGAAACGAACAGCAGCCTTTACAACTGCCTATAAAGTTATGGAAACATCTTATAAAGAATATAAGGATAAAGTTGAAGAATTAATTCCAGCAAAGAAAAAGAAAGAAATTAAAGATAGTATTGCCGAAGATCATGTAAGTAAATATCAGCCAAATGCTACACAAGTGATTATCACGGATAAAGGTAATACACTATGTCAAGAGTCAGTATCAGGTCAATATTTTAGATCTGATGCAAATATTTTAAAAGCTGCCCAAAATGCAATTAATGAGAAACTTTTAGCTCACGATTATGTATCTTTGAATGAATTATATGTCGAATTAGGTATTGAGCCAACAACAGTAGGTAATGCAATTGGTTGGGAAATCAATAAAGTAAGAAATGAAGTCGGAAGTAATCTTATTCAAATCGACTGGAGTGCTCAAATGGCTAAAGATAACCAACCATGCCTCTATATTCAATACAATATAGAGCCTACTTACGGGTTTGATCAATATGGGTATTGAAGCTACTTTGATGGTACGCGTAAAATACATGAACTATTATGAAAGAAATTAAAGGAGGAATTTAAGATGAAAAACACAGAAAAATTAAATCAAGAGGAAGTAGTAGTTGAAGAAACTGAAATGACTAAAGAAGGAGGTTTAGACAAAGTGAAAGAAGCTGCTAAAAAATATGGTAAGAGAATAGCTATTGGAGCTGGAATCTTAGCTATGGGAATTGGAGCATTCGCATTAGGTCGAAGATCAAAATCTGAAGACTATCAGTTGGAAGATGAAGAATCTGAACTTGATTATGTTGAAGGTGTTGAATCTAATGACGAAATTAATGATTTAATGGAAGAGTCTAACTAAGCTTGGACTCTTTTTATTTCGCATTGATGAGTAAGAAAAGGAGGAACAAAATTATGGAACAATACCCATCAAATTCGCACAAGACAAGAGAGAAAGAATTAAATCGCGAACCACTAAAATTGCCAGAGAAGAAGATGCAAAAAGCAACATTGAAAGGAGCAGTACGTACGAAAAAGAAAAGTACAGCACGTAAGCTTTTAGACACATTTGTTGTAGAAGATTCTCGAACAATTAAGGATTATGTTCTCAATGATGTATTAAAACCAGCAATAAGAGATGCTATCGAAGATATTGTAACAAATGGTATTCATATTTTATTGAGAGGTGAGCCACAAAAAGGAAGTCGAAGAAAAACACCTGGTTCAACTGTATCATATCAAAAATATTATGATGGAAGAGACTCTTATAGAAGAGATTATAGAAAACCAACATATCAACAAGCTTTTGATTATGATGATGTTATCTTAGAAAACCGTGGCGATGCAGAGTATATTTTAGATCAAATGTATGATGCAATAAAAGCTTATAAGATCGTTACTGTAGCCGATTTATGCGAATTATTAGGTATTTCAGCACCTTATACAGCTAATAAATATGGTTGGACTGATTTGAATAATGCAAGAATTGAAAGAGTGAGAGGAGGATATCTATTGGTGTTCCCAAAAGCATTCCCAATAGATGATTAAAGAATGAGTTTAGTAATGTTAAACGATGATTTAAAAGAAGAAATTACAAGAGCTTCTATATTAAATGAAGCTGAGAAATGTGTATGTGGTCAAAGAGAGCAGGATTATGGAAGTCCTGAAGATAACTTTAAAACTATTGCTTCTCTTTGGACTTCATATAAAGGTGTTGAATTTACACCTGTAGATGTATCTATGATGATGGCTTTATTAAAGATTGCTAGAATCTCAACTGGTACAGCTACAAAAGATAGTTTTGTTGATTTGGCTGGTTATGCAGCATGTGGTGGAGAGATTAAATTTAAGGAGGAAAACAAATAATGATTGAAAAAGTATCAAGAAATTTTAATAAATTTGGTTTAAAAGTAAGAAAAGCAAGCCCTGAAATTTTAATTGTAGCTGGAGCTGTTGGTGTTGTAGCTTCAGCAGTTATGGCTTGTAAGGCAACACTTAAATTAGACGAGGTTTTAGAAGAACCAAAAGAAAAAATTGAAAAGATTCATGAATGCTTAAATAATGAAGTATTTATGAGTTCAAGCACATATACTGAAGAAGATGGAAAGAAAGATTTATTAACAGTATATGTGCAAGGCGGAATACAAGTTGCTAAATTATATGCACCATCAGTTATTTTAGGAACTTTATCATTAGGAGCTATTTTAACTTCTCATCATATTTTAAGAAGTCGAAACATTGCTTTAGCTGCCGCATATGCAACTATTGAAAGAGGATTTAAAGACTATCGCGGACGTGTTGTTGAAAGATTCGGTAAACGTGTTGATTATGAATTGAAAAATAACATTAAAGCGATGGAAATTGAGAAAGTTGAAACAGATGAAGAAGGTAATGAAAAAGTTATTAAAGAATCTCAAGATGTCGTTCAAGCTCCATCAGAAAAATATTCAGAATATGCAAGATTCTTTGCTGTAGGGAATCCTAATTGGCAGAAAGATGCATCATTAAACTTATCTTTCTTAAGACAGCAGGAGAAATATATGAATGACCTTTTACGTTCTAGAGGTCACGTGTTTTTAAATGAGGTTTATGATTGTTTAGGTATTCCAAGAACAAAAGCTGGTCAAATCGTTGGATGGGTATATTCAAAAGATAATCCTGTAGGTGATAATTATATCGATTTCGGTATTTATGATGTTTATAAACCAGCAATTGCCGACTTTGTTAATGGATACGAAAGAAGTATCTTACTTGATTTTAATCCAGATGGGAATATTTGGGAACTTATTTGAATGATTGATGGATTATCTGGATTTGGTTCTGGAGATCCTTATCAGGATGAACTAGACTACTATCATCTTTTATAGTTGATGGTGGTCTATTTTTATTTTTTAGGAGGTATGTAAAATGAATCGTGGATTTTTAGCATTCACGTCTTTCCTAGTTGGTGGTGCTGTAGGGGCATTTATTACTTGGAAAGCTATAGATAAGTATTATGCAGATCTAGCAGAAGAAGAAATTCAGTCAGTTAAAGAAAGATATTACGGAGAAGAAAAAAACTCATATCAAGAAGAATCAAATGATAAAGAACATAAACACGAACAATATCCAAATAAGACTAATGATATTCATGAATACGCAAAGCTTTTATCTAAAGAACAATATGTAGATTATCAGAAAAATGACACAGAATCATTAGATGAAGAAGATGACGATACTTATGATATTTATGTCATTTCGCCTGATGAATACGGAGATAAAGTTGGTACCGAGGAATGGAATGATTGGGAATTAGAAGGGTTAGTTTATTTCCAAGATGGAGTTCTTTGTGATGAAAGAGATAACCCAATTCAAGAAGTTGAGTTAACTGTAGGTAGAGATTGGGTAACTAAGTTTGGATATTATGGTGATGAAGATGTTGTACATGTGCGTAATGAAGGTCTAAAAACTGACTATGAAATCGTAAAAGATTATAGAAACTATAGAGATATTGTTGAAGATCGAGGTGCTTAAAAGTGAATAGAATAGCAGATGAATATTTCGAATGGATGGTCGAAATGGTATCTGATGAAACATATCTATCCTATCGAAAGCTGCTATGCTATTTGCATGATATAGAATTTATTTATATTTTGCCCATGGATGGCAATAGAGCACAAGATGGTATAGATTTCAGATATCGTTTCGGTTATGAAAATGGATATTCTAGAGATCAAATTAAAAAATATTTAGATGTAAGACCTTGTAGCATATTTGAAATGATGGTTGCTTTAGCATTTGATGCTGAGGAACATATCATGGATGATGACAGTTATGGTAATAGAACAGGGCAATGGTTCTGGACCATGGTTGTGAGTCTTGGGCTTGGTCGTATGGATGACACTCATTTCAATAAACGTTATGTTGATCAGATTATTGATGATTTCTTAAATAGAAATTATGAGTCAAATGGAAAAGGTGGTTTATTTACTGTTCAGAATCCGCCGATGGATATGAGAGATGCTGAAATTTGGTATCAATTTATGTGGTATCTCAATGAAATATTAGAAATTTAAGAAAGGAGATATTTATGGCTGATTTTTTCATAATAACCCATCGTAAGAAGAAACGTGGCGGTCCTACAGAAATTTATCCAAAATTTATAATTTGTAAAAGTTCGGATCTTATGATTCGAGGAGGAGATTTTTATGCTGTATGGTTGGAAGATCGTGGATTCTGGTCGACTGATGAACAAGATGCGATTCGATTGATAGATAATGCAATAGAGGAAGAACTTAGACATTATAAAGGGTTAAATGTAAATGAAGAAGTGATTCCTAAGTATTTATGGGATGCCAGCAGTGGAATGATCGATGTTTGGCATAAGTATTGTCAGAAGCAAATGCGAGAAAATTATCACATGCTTGATGAAAAACTTATATTTTCAAATGATGGTACAAACAAGAAAGATTATGCGAGTAAAAGATTGAATTACCCTTTAGTTGAAGGTGATATTTCAGCTTATGATAAAATTATTTCAACTTTATATTCTGAAGAAGAAAGACATAAAATTGAATGGGCTATTGGAGCCATTGTGTCTGGCGAATCAAAGACATTACAGAAATTCATGGTGTTCTATGGTTCGGCAGGTACGGGTAAATCAACAATCATTAATATTATTCAAAAATTATTTGAAGGATATTATGCAATATTTGACGCTAAAGCATTGGGTTCAGCCAGTGCTTCTTTTGCGTTAGAACCATTTCGTACAAATCCACTTGTAGCTATTCAACATGATGGCGATTTATCTAAAATTGAAGATAATACAAGATTAAATAGTTTGGTTTCACATGAAGAGATGACCATTAATGAAAAATTTAAAGCAACATATACCAATAAGTTTAAAGCTTTCTTGATTATGGGGACGAATAAACCTGTCAAAATTACTGATGCAAAGTCCGGACTTATCAGACGTTTGATAGATGTTATTCCATCTGGAAATAAGATACCTTTAAACGAATACAATGACCTCATTGAAAAGGTTGATTTTGAATTGGGAGCCATTGCGTATCACTGTCTTCAGGTATATGTATCCGATCCTCATATATATGATGATTACGTTCCGGTTCTCATGTTAGGGGCAACAAATGATTTCTATAACTTTGTGGAAGATTCTTATTATGTATTTAAAGATGCTGAGATCATTACAGCCAAGCAAGCATGGGCCATGTATAAAGAATATTGTGAGGATGCCAATGTTAAATATCTTCAAACACGAAAAGCATTTGTTAATGAATTGAGAAATTACTTTGAAGAATATCACGAACATTATGAAGGTGTGAATACGAGAGGTGTTTTTAAAGGATTTCTTGCTGATAAGTTTCATCAGGTCACAAGTAAAAAGATAGAGGAACCTAATCAATCATCAACATGGCTTATATTTAAGGAACAACCATCCATATTTGATCAATCTTGTTCTCATTGGATTGCTCAATATGCTACATCCAAAGGAACACCAAGAAAAAAATGGGATAATGTTACCACAACTTTATCGGATTTGGATACTCATAAATTGCATTATGTCAAAATGCCTGATGGTCAGGAAAATCATATTGTTATTGATTTTGATATTCCAGATGAAGATGGTAACAAATGTCTAGAGAGGAACTTAGAAGCTGCATCCAAATTTCCACCAACATATGCGGAATTAAGTAAAAGTGGTGCAGGAATTCATCTCCATTATATCTATAATGGGGATCCAGCAAGGTTAAGTCGTGTATTTGGCGATCATATTGAAATCAAAGTATTTACAGGTAAAAGTTCACTGCGAAGACAATTAACCAAATGTAATGACTTGCCTATTGCTGTTATTAGCTCAGGTTTACCAGTGAAAGGAGTTGGTAAAGTGGTTAATTTTGACGCTATAAAAAGCGAAAAGGCATTGAAAACAATGATTAAAAAGAATCTTAATAAAGAGTATCATCCTGGTACAAAGCCAAGTGTCGATTTTATATTTAAGATTCTAGAAGATGCTTATGAAAGCGGACTCAAGTACGATGTAACGGATTTGAGAAATGCAGTCCTAGGATTTGCAGCCAACAGTACACATCAAGCAGATTATTGTATTAAGTTGGTCAATAAGATGAAGTTTAAATCAGAAGAACCATCTGAACAAATTGTTAATGATGATCAACCTATCGTATTCTACGATGTTGAGGTATTTCCAAACTTATTTTTAGTCAATTGGAAGTATCAAGGACCTGATAAACAGATGGTCCGAATGATTAATCCTAGACCAGAAGAAATTGAAGACCTTTTAAAATTCAGATTAGTTGGATTCAACTGTCGTAGATACGATAATCATATTTTATATGCAAGATATATGGGATATACAAATGAACAATTATTTAATCTATCCCAAAGAATCATTGTGGAAAAGGATCGTGATGCGTTCTTTGGAGAAGCGTATAACATATCTTATACGGATATTTATGATTATGCCGCAAAGAAACAATCCTTAAAGAAATGGGAAATCGAATTAGGCATTCATCATCAGGAATTAGGATTACCTTGGGATCAGCCTGTTCCTGAAGAGAAATGGGTACAAGTTGCTGAATATTGCGACAATGATGTTTACGCAACTGAAGCTGTATGGAATGCAACACAAGGAGATTTCTTAGCAAGACAGATTTTGGCAGATTTAGCTGATGGTTCAGTTAATGATACAACAAATAGTTTAACTACCAAAATTATATTTGGAAAAGAACGTAATCCTCAAAAAGAATTTAATTATCGTGACTTAGGAGAAGTTTGTAATGATGATTATATTCCAGATGGTTTTGATGAATACACGAGATTCAATAAAAAAGGTCAACCTGTATTCCCTGGATATGAATTTGAGGCAGGTAAATCAACCTATCGAGGAGAAAAGATTGGCGAAGGTGGTCGAGTGTATGCAGAGCCTGGTATGTATGGAATGGTTGCATTATTAGATGTTGCATCAATGCATCCAACAAGCGCAATTATGGAAGAATTGTTTGGTAAATATACAAAACGATTCAAGGATATTAAGGATGCTCGTGTTTATATTAAGCATGAAGATTGGGATAGCCTGAAACATATTCTGGATGGTAAGTTAATGCCTTACGTTAAGAAAATTCAAGACGGATTATTGAAAGCTAAATCATTAGCTCAGGCATTGAAGATTGCTATTAACTCCGTATACGGATTAACAAGTGCTAGCTTCATGAATGCATTTAGAGATTCGCGAAACATTGATAACATCGTAGCAAAACGTGGAGCATTGTTTATGGAAAACTTAAGACATGAAGTTGAAAAGAGAGGATTTATTGTTGCTCATATTAAGACTGATTCGATCAAGATTCCTGATGCAACACTGGAAATCATTCAATTTGTTATGGAATATGGAAAGATGTATGGCTATGACTTTGAACACGAGGCTACTTATGAACGTATGTGTTTAGTTAATGATGCAGTTTATATTGCTAAATTTGCAGATGCTGAAACTTGTGAGAAACTTTATGGCTATGCTCCAGGTGAATGCGTTGAAGATGGGGGTAAATGGACTGCAACAGGAACTCAATTTCAAGTTCCATATGTGTTCAAGAAATTATTCAGTAAAGAAGATATTACTTTCGATGATTTGTGTGAAACAAAATCAGTATCTAAAGGTACTTTATATTTGGATATGAACGAGGATCTTCCAGATGTTAGTGAACTTGAAGAGGTTAAGCAATACAGGATCAAACGTCCTGATTGGACTATGGTTGGTATTGAATCTTCTAAAAAAGCAGACAGATTATTGCTGAAGTATAAAGATATTTCAGATGAGGAACTTGATACTGAAATTGCTAAGGGCCACAACCATGTCTTTGTAGGACGAGTGGGGCAGTTCTGTCCTATTAAACCTGGATATAATGGCGGTTTATTATATCGCGAACAAGATGGCAAATATTATGCGGCAGCTGGCACAAAAGGTTATAGATGGCTTGAATCAGAAGTTGTCAAGAATTTAAATAATGACTCAATGATAGATAAAAGCTATTATGATCACTTGGTTGATGAAGCAGCTGAATCCATTAGTTTCTATGGTGATTTAGAATGGTTTATTTCTGATGATCCATATCAACTACCTAATTATGAAGAAGGGAAGCCTGTATATTTAGACTTTGGTAGTAAATCATGAATGAAATTCAAAGATATTTAGAAAGAGCTGAAGTAAAAGTTTATAAAGATTTAAAAACTGGTGAATTGATATTTGAAAGTAGAAATAGTGAATCTCCTCTAACAATGGATGAAAAGAGAGAGATTTCGCTTTTTTATGCTATTCAAAATCTACAACCGGTTAAATTTAAAAACAATTTCAAAGGAGATAAATAAGATGAATAGACAAGTAGATAACATTATTGTAGAAAATGCACATATTATTTGGAAGAATTTTGCAGGAGAACCAGGACCTTATAATCGTTCTGGTGATAGAAGTTTTACAGTCGTATTTGAGGATCCTCAAATAGCTCAGGAATTATTGGCTATTGGTTGGAATGTAAGAATGAAAGAGCCTAAAGAAGAAGGTGATATTCCATTCTACACATTACAGGTCGCTGTTAAATATGATTTCTATCCACCAAATGTATTCTTAGTAAATGGTAAAAAGAAAGAATTATTGGATGAAGAATCTATTAAATGTTTGGATTATGCAAGAATTGAGAATGCAGATGTTGTTATTAGACCTTATTGTTGGGAAGCTCAAGGTAAAGAAGGCATTAAAGCATATCTAAAAACTGGATATTTTACAATTGAGGAGGACCCATTCGCTTATAAATACGATGATTAAAAAAATAAGAGAGGATGAATATTATGAGATATTCAAGAACAAATGCCTATATATTCTTAAAAAGAAATAGCAATATCATAATGACTGGAGTTAGCATTGTAGGATTTATAGTTACATCAGTAAGCCTAGTGAAAGCAACATCAAAAGCAACATTAGCTATAGATCAGCTCCAAGATGAAAAAGATGAAATTGATATTTATGATAAAGCAAAGTTGGTTTGGAAATACTATAAATTCCCTATATTTACAGGAACTGTCACATTAGCAGTCATGTTATCTAATGGAGTTCTGAATCAGCAAAGACAAACTCAATTATTAAGTGCTTATGCTTTATTAGATCAAGGATATAAACAATATAGAGATAAATTGAAAGAGATATATGGTGAAGAATGCCACGAACGAATCATGAATGAAATTGCTATCGAACAAGCTGAAGATGTGTCGATTACAGCAGAATGTTTAACAAGCAATTGCGATTTAGGATCATATTCGATTTCACCTCAAATGTTATTTTATGATTCTTTTTCTAAAAGATATTTCCAATCAACCATCGAACAAGTTATTCAAGCAGAGTATCATTTGAATAGAAATTTTGTACTTGGCGGATATGTGACTTTAAATCAATTCTATGAATTTTTAGGCATAGCTCAATTAAAAGAAACTGAAGAATTGGGTTGGGCCATTGAAGATGAATTTTATTGGATTGATTTCAATCATTCTAAGAAGGTTGTAAATGATGAAGAATGTATTGTTATTGATTATGTTCTTTATCCTAGTCTTGCATGGAGTACGTACGAATATATGTAATATAAAATAAAATATAAGCCTGTCCTATATTTGGATGGGCTTTATTATAAATGAAAGGAGAAGATTTATGGGTCGATTAGATGCTACTATAACAATAGAACCTCAATTGAGATTATGTGAGGTTCATTTTAGATATAATGTACAACAAAAAGAATATTTAGGGCTTAAAGATAAAGATGTCATTGGATATTTTCATGGTTGGGGTCGATGGGAGAATGATCAAGGTTATACTGCCATATTCGGTATTGTTGAATTAGAGAACGGTAATGTGGTTACAGCTAGACCAGAACAAATTCATTTTATAGATGAAATCAATATGGATCTAGAACATACAGCAAAAACTTATAGAGAACATTTTATGAAGAAAGGTGAAGAAAAATGAGTTTTGAAACAAGAGATTGTATCGTTAATAATCAATTTTGTATATTGCATTGTTGGGAGCAATGGTCGGATGTAGTAGCGCCAAGTCCAATGATTGGAGGACATCCAGGCGGTCAGATGTCGATGATTTATGGAATAGTAGAATTTCCGGACGGTAGTGTTAAAAGAATAAGTCCAACAAATATAAAATTCTGTGATGAAAAGCATGCTGATTTATATATGGCGAATGATCATTTTCAGAGAAAAGTAGAAAGTGAGGTATCTGAAAAATGAGTTTAGAATATGATAATTATTTAATGCAACATAGAAATGGGGTTAATAAAAGTCTTGAGTGGCTACAAAAGAATTGTTCTTATTTATTTGAGAATATTGAATTTAATGCTTTAGAAATTCAATTATCTCATGATAAATCAAAGAATGATCCTGAAGAATACGAAGCTTATGATGCATATTTTTACGGGGGAAATAGATCATATCAAGTCGTTCAAGATTACAAACGTGCTTGGTTACGCCATATTCATCATAATCCGCATCATTGGCAATATTGGGTTTTAATCAATGATGACGAAGGCACCGAATGCATAGAAATGCCTATGCAATATATAATTGAAATGATTTGTGATTGGTGGTCATTTAGTTGGGTTAGTGGTAATTTATATGAAATTTTTAATTGGTATGATAACCATAAGGATCAAATCAAATTGCATGATGACACTCTTTATGCTGTGGAATCTATTTTAGATGATATTAAGAATAAATTAGATGCGGAAAGTGACGCGAATGAGTCTTAAATTATATCCTCATCAACTCAAAGCCATTAAAAATTGTAAAAATGGTTGTATTTTAAATGGTGGTACAGGTAGTGGTAAATCCTTAACAGCACTTGGTTACTATTATATTCGTAATGGTGGTTCTTGGGATTATTTGAATGGCGGTGACTATAAACGACTTGCTAAGCCTAAAGATATATATATTATCACAACAGCTGCAAAAAGAGATAAACATGAATGGGATGGAGAACTATCTCATTTTTATTTATCTAGATATAAAGATGTGAATATTTATCTCGATTTAAATGTTATTGTTGACAGTTGGAACAACATTCAAAAGTATATTGGCGTTAAGAATAGCTTCTTTATATTTGATGAACAAAGAGTTGTAGGTTCTGGAACATGGGTGAAATCATTCCTTAAAATTACTAAATTTAATGAATGGATTTTATTGACTGCTACGCCAGGAGATCGATGGACTGATTATATTCCAGTCTTTATAGCAAATGGTTTCTATCGTAATAAAACAGAATTCATTAATGAACATGTTATATATTCAAGATTTGTAGATTATCCAAAGATTGATAAGTATATTAATGAGCATAGACTTATTCGATTGAGAGATAAAATATTAATAGATATGGAATTTGATAGAGATACGATTCAGCATCATATAAATGTTGTTGTAAAGTATGATATTCCTCTTTATAGAGATACCATGAGAGATCGTTGGAATCCTTATGAGAATAAACCTATCGAACAAGCGGCTGAGTTGTGCTATACGCTTAGACGAATCGTAAATAGCGATGAATCACGAATAGAAGCTTTGTTAGATTTGGTTTTAGAACATCCTAAAAGCATTATATTTTATAACTTTGATTATGAGTTGATGATATTGAGATCTTTATTTGATAAGTTTCATGATGATGGAGTATTTGAAGTAGCTGAATATAATGGTCATAAGCATCAACCCGTACCTGAATCTACATCGTGGGTATATTTAGTTCAATATACAGCTGGATGTGAAGGTTGGAATTGCGTGAAAACTGATACAATTATATTTTACAGTCAGAATTATTCATACAAGGTTATGACACAAGCAGCAGGACGAATAGACCGTTTGAATACAGCTTTTAAAGATTTATATTATTATCACTTGAAATCCAAAAGTGGTATTGATTTAGCTATATCTAGAGCTATTAAAAACAAGAAAAAATTTAATGAAAGAAAGTTTGTTGGGTATGACTAGAATAAGTAGTATTCTCATTTTTTATATGATATAATTTTTATACAATATAACGAAGGGAATGGAAGGTTATTATGAAGAAATTAAAATTATTATTAGCTGCTTTTATGGTATTTGGATTGGTAGGATGTTCGAGCGGTTCTTCTGATACTCAAACTAAAGAAAATCAAGCTAAAGAAAATGAAGTTACAGAAAATAAATCCGAAGATATTCAATATGCAAGTATGTTACCTAATGAGAAAGAGTATTTCAAAAATGGAGAAATCACTACTATCGATGCTGACGGCGGTAAACAATATGCTTTCAGAGTTGAAAATTATCAAGATGGTGAATATGAAGCATATATAGAAAAATGTAAAGAGATGGGTTTTAATACAGATGTCAATGAAGGCAAAAATGATGGTGGTAAATGGTTCAATGCGTATACGTCAGATAAAGAATATTACCTTTCAGTTATGCTAGGGAATGAAATAGAAGCAATCGATATTAGCTGTAAAACGGCAACCAAAAAATGATTATAACTACAAAGAGAATGCTAAAAACGGTATTCTCTTTTTTATTTATGTGAAATAGAAAGGAGATTTGTTAAATGGGATTAGAACAAATTGCAGTAGCATTTTTCATATCATCATTATTGATGCTGTGCGCATTTCTATTCTCTAAATTTATTGATTTTATAGGGGATGATGAAATTGGATATTTTGCAACTTTATTGATAACATGTATAGGTTTAGGTCTTTGCCTAACTTATATTTTATATATGAATGGAATGGTGTGAAACGGTTTGTAAGTACGCGTAATTTACACATTATATTATGGAGAGATAGATAGCTCAGTGGGGGGAGAGCACTACTAATTATTAGTAGGGACATCAGTTCAAATCTGATTCTGTTTCTCTTTTTATTTTTAGTTTTGTAGACCTATCTATATTTACACACAGCGATATTTAGAAAATGAAAGGAGAGATGGATGTGAAAGATAAGGTAAGCAAATTAAAAGTAAAGAAGATGAAAGAGTTAATTGACTTGTATGAGCAAGTTGAGAATGTAAAACCTAAATCTTCAAGATTAATTGTAGAAAATCATATTGAAAAATTGGAGGAAGAATTAGTTCAAATTTTGGAAGGAGTAGATGAAAGATGATTGAGAATATATTCATGTTCATACTTGGCTTTATTCTAATAAGTATAACATTGCTCATATTCATCAGAATGAAGTGCTATACTAATACGTTTCATGAGATATGCTATATGGAATTAGATAAAGAAAAAATGTTAGAAACAAATGGAAAGTGCAAGGGTCTAGCAGGTGGAGATAGACATTCTAATTATTTAAGTTATGAATGTATTGACTGCCCTTATTTTAATGAAGAAATTTGGAATCGTATGGAGGGAAAATAATGAAAAAGACTTGTAAATGTAAGTTAGATGAACTTCATTGTTGTGAAGCATTTGTTAATGTGGCTATGAATAATGATTTGAATTTAACAACAGAACAAATTGAAAATGTTCCTATATATAACGAAGAAAGAAAAGTTATCGGTAAACTCACAGATGCTGATGAGGATAATATTTATGGAATTGTATATAGCGTTCGTAATTTATATCCTGACAATAGAGAAAATAAAACTATCTCATTTGAAATTTTGAAAGGAGAAGATGAAAAATGATTGAACTACATAAACTAAATAACGGAGATATTACAGTAAGTGTTGATGTTCCTAAATATACTGATGGTATGGAACCAGGAGTTTTAGATATTCAAACATATAAAACTAGAAAAAATCTAGAATTAGAAGCAACAGAACAATGGTTTGCATGTGTAGAGTTGATTGTAGAAGAAAATGGCAAACTTATTCTTATGGTTATTCCTAAACTTCCTATTGAAAATCTTTTGTTTGGTGAAATAGAATATCGAAGATGTCTTATAAGCGAAAGTTATACATATGGATATGATAATGGAAAAATATATTTCGATTCGAATAAAAGTCATATTAAATTGGGTAAAGCTCATATGAATGTTAGAAATTTAAATTGCGACCCTAAAGGTGGCTTTTCAGAATATAAAGAGTGTTATTACATGAAAGCTATTATTCATGAACCAGTCTATGATATGACATTAGATGAGATTGAAAAGAAGCTTGGTAAGAAAATTAGAATTATCAATAACGATAAAGATAAATAAATTAATAACAGAAAGGAGAAGAATAATGAAAAAATTATTTGTAAGCTGTCCTATGAATGGACGAACAAAAGAACAAATTCTTAAATCTATGAAAATAGGTAGAGCGATTGCCGAATCATATTTTAATGAGGAATTGTTAGTTATCAATACTTGGATTGAGGATGAGCTACCTGAATATATTAAAAACGAAAGATTATGGTATTTAGCAAAGTCTTTAGAGTTTTTAGCTGAAGCAGATTATAGCATTACAATTGGTAACTATGGAAGATATATTGATAGATTTAAATCTTGTCATATAGAGGAAGACATTATTTCAGAAATGGATATTCCGCATTACGAGGTTGATTTAAGAGCTATAGCGCCAGATTTATTTAATGATGGTGCTGAAGAGAAGAAGAGAAGATATTTAGGAAGTCTGATAAAGAAAGGAGAAGAATGATGGGTGAATTATATATTAAAACTGAATGTAAACGTTGCAATCATGAATGTGTATGTAATAGAAAGAGTGACTTTGAAACCCTTTGCGAATTAGCAACGAATCTTCATCATCCTAGCGATGAACGAATAAATCTTAAGGATTATTATGAAGCAAAGGTAGAAGTAAGTTGTCCTTATTTTATGGTTAACTATATTACATCAACAAAGCCAGTACATAAGGCATTTAAACCATATCAAGATGAAGCAGTTGAAGAAGTAAAACGTTATGAAGGGAGTTTGAAGAAAGGATGAAAAATTTAGAGAAAATATTGGATTGTACGAATGTGAATCACGACAAAACTCATATTTGTAAATATGCTTATGGATTGAAACACGAACGCGATTGTATAGGTATTAGTTGTATAAAATGTGAATTTAAAAGTGCAATAAATATACTTGAATATTTAAATAAAGAATATAAGAAACCTATTAAAATGAGTAGTTTTGAGTATGATGTGCTTGATAGTTTTTTAAATACACGTACCGATCATGTTTCTGATTACACATTTGGCGACTTTGATTTTTTTAAAATTTTAAAGAATAAAGGATATTATAAAAACGTTGATCCAAATTTAACACTTAGAGAAATTTATGAAAGAGCTGGTGATTAGTGATGATTAAATTTGAAAAGACTGAAGTAGTAGGTTGGGAAGCAGCCATTAGAGGAATGAGGAATCCTATGAATAGTTGGGATAAGAGCGATAGTGGGTATTGTGAGACACATGGACCTGATCATTGTTTAACTTGTCCATATCATTATAATTGTGATGCTAGCGAGGGTTCTATCCAAACTAATTATATTATCGGTCCGAACGATGTAGATCTTATGAAACGATTGAGAAATGCCGGTACAGACCATCGTAAATTCATGAGAATGATTGTCGTGTATGTTGATATTACAGCTCCGCTATATTGGTGGAAAGAGTTCGATACATATAAAGTTGGAACAGTTGCTAATTCATGTAGCACGATGCACAAGATTCACGCTAAAGAGTTTACTATAGATGATTTCTCATGTGAGCATCTCGATGGTGTTTCAAGAGACATGTTTATGCAAAATGATAATAATCAACCATATTTCTTCTGCTCATTTGAAGACATGCTCTATATTCAAATAGAGGCTTTGAATCAGGCTAGAAAGTTATATCTCGAAACCAAAGACAAAAAATACTGGTTGCAGATGATTCAGTTATTACCTAGTTCTTATAATCAAAAGAGAACAGTCATGATGAGTTATGAAGTGTTGGCTAATCAATATGGGTCTCGTAAATTTCATCCATTAGATGAATGGAAAGAACATGATTATCTATCAAAAGAAGATCTTTCATATGAAAACACATTTCAAAAACATGCTGGTTTCTGTGATTGGATTAGAACTCTACCATATTCTGAATTGATTACTGGTAAGGAAGGAGAATAGATATGAAATTGAAAGATTTATTTAACAAGAAACCTAAAAATGATAGAGAAATTGTTAAGGCTTTTTACAATGAGTACAGACGCATACCAAGAGTAGAAGAATTTAAAGCACTTGGAGGTCATATGCGAAGTGTTCAAAATACTTATGGCTCATATCAAAAATTTCTAAAGAGTCTTGGATTGCCATGTATTGTCACTAAAGCTGAGTCATTTGAGCTTATACATATTAGAAGAAATAAAGTTGTCATGGTTGGTACTCGTAAAGACATAAGAGAATATTTAGGAGTAAGTAAAGATGTGGTGAATAGAGCTATACAAAAAAATAAACCAATTTTAGAAACTTATATCGCAGTCAAGAAACCTTTTAAAAAGGTAAGTACGCAAAAATAACACGTTCCTTAATGAAAGGAGTGGAATTTATGAAAAAAGTAATGTGGTTTTTAGGAGGATTTGCATTAGGTTATATAGTAGATTTGCTGTTTTTCAATAAAGAGGAGTCTGAGTAACATTAGGCTCTTCTTTTTATTTTTAAAGAAAGAGAGGAATAAGAAATGAAAACGAGTAGATTAAATTTAACAGTTAAAGAATTAAAATTTTTATTAAAAGATGTACCAGATGATTATCCAGTTATCATACCATGTTGTGATCCAGAAGATGCGGATAACATTTTGGGATTTAGATATGTAAGAAAAGTTGGTATTTTACATGATGAATCAAATTTTGTTGATGACCCTGATGCTTTTTATTTAGGATCAGCCACTTCTATTGATGGAAATAACACTAAATCTATTCAAAAACAATTAGATGAGTCTGGTTATACAACTACGATTAAAGCAAAAGAGACAAGTATCATTATTGTTAAGGAAAGAGAGGAATAGACAATGGGGTTAGTAACGGCAAATGAATTAAGTATTAATGATGAAAGACAATGGACTTTGGTAGATGATTCTCATCCTATATTTAATAGATGGGAACATGAAACAGCATCTGGTGAAAGTTATCAGGAGTGCTTCTTTAAATACGAAGATCCTAATAAACAAAACTTATTATTTAAGGATAATCCTTATCTAAAGAGAATGACCGATTTAGAGATCTATAAGAAAGACGCAGCCGATGAGTTAGAAATGACTCCGGCTGTTTTTGGTAGAAAATTAATTGGAGATCCTAGATACGATCCATTCACAAAAGAAGAACTAAGAAAACTCAATAAACTCTTAATGTTTGAAGATTATGGTGATAAGGATGTTAGAGTCGAAATCAATCCTGAATTATGGGGTGATAATTGATGGAAGCAGAAAAGCTTACGGAGTTTGTGGTGAAAGCTACAGCTGATTGTATGGAGAAATGTTATAAGAAGCAAAGAGATATGAGGGACAATCTTATACTTAAAGAGTTAAAACCATATGGAATTAATGCTCTGAATATTGGTGAGTATGCTTCTATAGGTCGTTTAACGTTAATTAAACATAAAGATAAGGGTTGTAGTAGTACAGTCTATACTCACTTTTATCTAGATAAAGAAGAGATATTTGTAATTAAAGAAACCTACGAAATGACTGTTAAAGATGGTAAGTATGGTGTTAAGTATCGTATTGGTGTAGTATCAAGAAAAGGAGAGGGTGCGAAATGACAAAGAATACTTTTACAGAAGAACAGAAATTAGAAATTATGCGTACATTGGCTGAGATTTCTATATTAGGTCCAAAATTTATAGAAAAACCTTTTATCGAATCAGCAACAGATCAATTGATTGAATTTCGTAAAGAATGTTTGTTAAATCTTATTAATCATCTAGCCGAATGTATGTTTGATGAAAATGAAATGCAAGACTTGATAGCTATTATTGAATCTAGCACTGATCAATCATTGGCTGATTATAAAAATTTTATGGAATCTAAATTACATCAAATAATAAATGGAGGTGATAAATAATGCCTTATTATGATGAGGAATATAAAGAAGTTAGATTTGATATTTATTGTAGTCAATGCGTTAGAGAAAAAGAACCTGAGAGTGATGATAAATGCCATGAATGTTTAAGCAATCCTCTCAACTTATATTCTGAGAAACCAATTAATTTTAAAGAAAAGGAGAAGTAAACTATGTTATTTATATTAGGACTTATTGTATCATTATTTTTAAGTTTTTTAATCGTTACATTATTAATTTATTTAATTTGTATATGTTTTGGTCTAACTTTTTCTTTACCAATAGCCATAGGTGTTTGGCTAGTTATATTACTTATTAAATTAGTTCTAGATTAGAAAGGAGAAGTAATTATGATAATGCTTATCGAATGGTGTGCCGACAACGGATTCGAAGTGGTTTTTACTCCAGGCGTGTCTTCTTATAGTAGATTTGTGAGGGTGGCTTTTTATCACTATGGAGGAAAACCATTATGTGATTTTAAGATTGTTAGACTGCTGGATTTAGATATGTTACGTAAATCTGTAATAGATGAAGTATGTGCATTTGATGAACTAATTAGTAATGTTGATAGTGAATGGAAGAAATATTTGAAAGAGAGCGAAGGAGAAAAATAGGATGGAATTAGTTTTTGCCTTGTTAATTTTATTACTGATGGTAGGTCTTATATATTTTCTTGTATGGCTTGTTTTGTCAATTATAGGATTACTTATATTTGGAGTAGTTGCCCCATGGTATTTAGTATTATTAGCCATGGGTTTTTTATTTATGCTTTTGGAGATGTATGAACAAAAATTAGGAATGTATCATGATGATATTACGAGTAGAAAAAAATGAAAGCGAGGAAAAAAGATATGGAAAGTAAACCAATTTATGAATACATAGGACAACCAGCGTTATTAGAACAACTAGGAGAAGAAGCTTGTGAATTAGGACAGGCTTCTTTAAAAATGGCTAGATATATAAGAAGCGAAAATCCTACGCCTAAAACAGCATTTGATGTGACTAAGGATTTAGTTGAAGAAGTTTCTGATGTTTTAGTTTGTATTGAAGAATTGAAAGCAGCCGGTTTTATAAATGATAAAACTATTAATGCAATGAAAGAAATTAAGCGTACAAGATGGTATGAAAGATTAGGAGGAAATGAAAATGTATAGTACAAATACAAAACCATATAAACCTTATAGTGGGAGAAATTATAAACCCAATCAAAGATATAGTGAGACAGGATATCAAAGAGAATATGAAGGATATAAACCTAAAGATAAAAGATACTCTATTCAAATTAAATTTAGAAGATCTGAAAATAAAATGAAATTTATTTGTACGGATTATATTCATAATGAAAATTCTAGAGATTGGAAGTTTAAAGGAACTGATATTCCGAATAGCTATATTTTATGTGTGAATGGCTGTGAAATTGAATATGTAATGATTGATATTTATAAGGAATGATATATTCTTTATGAGAGTAAAAAGATTACATAAAGAAAAGGGAGAAGAATAGTTATGGAAAAATTTAATTATGATGTCCGTGTTTATTTAAAGGACGACGATAAAGTATATTTATCATGTGATCAGATCAGCTACAATCAAATTGAAAATGTTTATGTATTTGTAGATGGAAAAGATGCTTATAATATATATTTTGAGAGATATCATATTGCAAGAGAAAATGTTGCCAGCATGGTTGTAATAAAAAACAAATCTGAATAAAGAAAGGAGAAATAGAGATGAAATTAAAAGATTTGATTAATAAAGAAATGGGAATAGATATAAAAGCAAGATATAGATTATTGTTGGTTTGTGAAAAAAGAGACTTTGCTAGGAATTGTTGGAATATTAGAGCATCAGTAAAGAATCTTTTATATCGTGGCGTATATGAAGTATATAAAAATGATGATTCTATGGCTATATTTGAAACTTCAGATGGATTAAAAGTAACATTAATTACTTATGATTGTGTTAATGATATGCCTGAAAAAGATGTATTTAGTTTATTCATTAACGAATCGGATTTATATAAGTTATTATCTGGTATAAGTCCGCTTGATTTTGATGATTCATTGAAAAAGATCATTGGAACATCAAGAAAAAGATCTGGAAGTTTAATGGTAAGCGGTGTTTTGGGAGAAGCACATCGAAATATGATAAAGAAAGAAGTAAATAGTTTATTTGGAATAAAAGTAATGGAGGAAGAACGTATGGAAAATGATAGAAATTTAATTGTTTATAAAAGTGAAGAAGAAATGGCTAAAGAATTTATTAATTTTGGGAAGAGATATGGTGATCATGGTTTTTTACCTATGAATTATGCAGCTATTAGTGTGACTACAGTTAATCAAGATCAAAAACCTCGTTTAGATTTAGGCATTAAGAATGTTATATTTAATGATCCTGCTACAATTATCCTATGGAATGATGGAACGAAAACAGTTGTGAAAGCTCAGGGTGATGATGTCTATGATCCAGAGAAAGGTTTAACTATGGCAATTGTTAAGAAGCTATTAGGTAATCAAGGGAATTATTATAATGAATTAAAGAAATGGTTACCTAAAGAAGAGAAAGTAGAGTTTGGAGTTACTTTTGCTGAAGCTCTTCGCCAAACTATAAAAAGATTTAATGAAACAATGGGAAAATCGGCATTATCAGAAGACGAAGAAAAGGTGAATAGAGATGCGTCAAAATTTTAAAACGATTGAGAAGCTATCTGAAGAAGTAGCTTCTTATTTATGTTATTGGCATCTTCATAGAATTCCAACATGTAAGGAGGTTAGAGCAGTAATGGAGAGGTTAGGTTTAGTAAAAACTATTAATAATGCGAGTCCGGTGTTTGCTAGACAGGCTCCTAAAGTTTATCAAGATGTTTATTTATATTTCTTAACTAGATATAACAGAGCTTTTAAAACTTATTTGCATATTTGTGGTAATCATATGCCGATGAAATATATGGAAAAGACTAGGTGAATGATAAATGCCAAAAAGAAAAATGTATGGAGTGTACAATAAAGATGGGGTTCCTATATTTTGTGGAACCTCTCGTGAGTGTGCTGCTTATTTAGGAATTAAGTATGACTCTTTTAGAAAGCAAGTTTGGCGTACTAAAAAGGGTCGTAAGTATGTGAGAGATCACAGTATTTACTATGAGTATAAAGAATAAAAAGTTTGGAATATTTTCAAAGGAGGAATAGTAAGTTATATAATTCAGACAAATTCAATTTGAAAGAATTAGAGACGAGAAAGTTTAGGAAACTAACGAAATAAAAGGAGAAAGATTATGAAAAGAAAACTTATTAATTATATTTGTACTGTAGCCATGATGGTTGCAGGGATATTGAGTTGGGATGTGTCGATGGTTTATGCAATTGATGATTCTAATGCACGAGAGATCAAGTTTGAAGGGGGAAATATTAAACCTGATTTTAATAATTTATATTGGGATATTCACAATCATATCAATGTTACTGAAGAAGAAAAACATGAAGAAATGGTTATTGAGTATAAAGAAAAATTAGCTGAAGAAGCAAGACGTAAGAAGGAACGTGAAGAAAGAGAACGAGCACTTCTTAAATCAATGGGTTTAAAAAGTACAAACTGCATTGAGTTTAAGATTTATAAAGCTTGTGAGAGATATCATGTTCCTTTTTCTATTGTATTGGCTATAGCACGACTTGAAACTGGGTGGTTCACATCAGATGCTTATTTGTATCGTAATAATCCTGGTGGGTTAAGTCGTAATGAAATACCTTTATCTTTTAGCAGTAAAGACGTTGGGGTTGATAGATTTGTGAAGAATTTGAAAGAAAATTATTTTGATGAGGGTTTAGATACACCTTATGAAATTGGTCAGAAATATTGTCCTGTTAATCCTGATTGGGCTAGTATGGTTTCTCGATTAATGGAGTATCCTGTTGATTATAAGTATAACTGATTCGGTTACGAATTGCATGGAATGGAATGACGAGTGATTCCGTAAGGAATTGCATGATTGTAGATATGGATGATATGAAGCTGGTACGGACGTGGGGATGAAAGGAGTGGAAGTATGCCGAGAAAGAAACCAGTAGGAAGACCTAAGAAAGAAGATTATTATAAGAAAAGTGATGTAATTCACATTCGTCTAACACATGATGAAAAATTAGAATTGAATTGGATAGCTCAAATAACCAGACATTCCAGAGCGGAATTAATAAGAATGGGATTGGAATTAGTAAAATTGAGATATCAATTATCAATGAGAAAACAAAATTTCGATGAAATCATGGAAAATGATATAGGAAAACCTGTAAAAAATACTGATGATGGTAAATAATTTTTCACATTTTTTATAAAAAATCATATAAAAAACAACCTAAAATATTTTATGTGATACAAAAAATATCAAATAATTTATGTGTCACGAAAATTATTAACGATTAAAAAAGTTGAAAATTTTCAATAAAAATGGTCAAAAAAGGGCTATTTTTAGCTGTTTTTGGGCTATTTTTGCAAAAAAAAATTTTTTTTAATAAAAACTCTTTTATATATTAATTATTTATAATACGCGATAAATAATATTTGTACCACAATAAATATTTAACATCTAAAAACGATTTAAAAAGGGGTGAAAAAAATTTTTTATGATGTATATATTTTTTAACATTATCACAGTTATATTGTTATGGGTCTGGTATCAGCAAAATGATATCAGATTTTTAATTTGTTCTGCTTTGTTTGCAATAGCTGCTTCAATAGGATCTGTAGCTTTTAATATTTTTAGAGCTAGTAAACAAACTAAGACAAATCTTAATATCAGCGCTAGTGATAATATTGACACACTTATAAATGCTATCAAGAAGACAAATAAATAAAACATAATTTAGGGCACGCGTGAAAAACATGCCCTGTTATGAAGAGAAAAGAGAATTTACGTTCTCTTTCATTTTTTATGAAAGGAGAAACAATGACTTATGGGTAAACTGGAACGAGACTTTCAACGTCAATTTAAAAAAGAACTTCAAAACAGATTTGAAGGATGTATTGTTACGAAGCTTGATTCGAGCTTGATTCAAGGAATTCCTGATCTTTTAGTTTTGTATAAAGATCGTTGGGCAGTTCTTGAAATGAAGAGAAGCGCTAATGCAACTCATAGACCAAATCAAGATTACTATGTTGGTCTTATGAATGATATGTCATTCTCACGATTTGTTTATCCTGAAAACAAGGATGAAGTTTTGGATGACTTGACTCGTTTCTTTCAGCCATAAGTACAAGGAGGTAACGCGATTTGAAATTTATATTTAACAATCATAATAACCTCAAAGGTTTACATGCTTATTTAGGAGCAAGTAAATATCACTGGCTAAATTATGATCCAGATAAGTTGGCTGCGACTTATCGAAATCATATGGCAAAAATGAGAGGAACAAGACTACATGAATTAGCAGCAGAACTCATTACTTTAGGAGTTAAACTTCCTAGATCAAATAAAACTTTAAACATGTATGTGAATGACGCAATTGGATATCGAATGACTCCAGAACAACTTTTATTTTATTCTGAAAACTGTTTTGGAACAGCCGATGCAATTTGTTTTAGAAACAATTTATTGCGTATTCACGATTTGAAAACTGGTGTTGGGCCAACTCATATGGAGCAGCTATTAATTTATGCAGCTCTTTTTTGTTTGGAATACAATATCAAACCAGGTTCTATAGAATTCGAATTAAGAATTTATCAGAATGATGAAATCTTGGTTGCGAATCCAACAGCTGAAGATATTTTACCAATCATGGATAAAATTATTTCTTCAGATAACATTATTAAAAAAATAAGACAAGAGGAGGAGTAGGCTATGGGGTATGTAGACAAGCCATCAATAGAACAAGTGGCTTTCGAATACTTTGGTGAAGTAAATGATGAGTTTTTAGAGCACTATGGTATTAAAAGACGTTCTGGACGATATCCTTGGGGTAGTGGCGAAGATCCATATCAACATAGTGGCGATTTTCTTTCTCGTGTTGAACAGTATAAAAAGCAAGGCCTTAAAGATAACGAAATAGCTAAAGCTATGGGTATGACTTCTACTACTTATAGAGCTATGACTGGTATAGCAAATGATGAGAGACGAAGCTTATTAGTCGATAGAGCAAAGAGTTTAAGAGCTGATGGATTATCATTAAATGAAATAGCCAAAGAGATGGGCTATAAAAATGATTCATCAGTTAGAGCTTTATTAAATGTTGATTCTGAAATAAGAATGAATCAAGCTAAAAACGCAGCCGATCTTATTCGAAAGAGTATCGAAGAAAAAGGAATGATTGACGTCGGTAAAGGTGTTGATATTCAGTTAGGTATCTCTAAAGAGAAATTGGATCAGGCTTTGCTAATGCTTGAAATCGAAGGATATCCTGTTTATGGAGGTCGTGTTGAACAGGCAACGAATCCTGGTAAGAAAACAACTATCAAAGTTATTTGTCCAAAAGGAACGGAGCATAAAGATATATTTAGTTATGATATTCATAGTATTGATGATTATGTATCCTATGATAAAGGTGAAACTTTTAAACCATCATTTGCTTATCCAAAAAGTATGGATTCCAAACGTTTGGCTATTCGTTATGCCGAAGATGGAGGAATTAAGAAAGATGGAATTATTGAAATTCGTAGAGGAGTTCCTGATTTATCTTTAGGCGAATCGCATTATGCTCAGGTTCGTATATTAGTTGATGGTAAAAAGTACATAAAAGGAATGGCCATATATTCTGACGATTTACCAGATGGTGTTGATGTTATGTTTAATACTAACAAAAGAAAAGATGTTCCTAAACTTGAAGTATTAAAAGACATTAAAACCGACGATCCAATGAATCCATTCGGTTCAACAATTAAAGAACATGGTGGACAACATTATTATAAGGATAAGAATGGTAAGGAACAGTTATCACTTATCAACAAGACTAGAGAAGAAGGAGATTGGCTCAAATGGAGCAATACTTTATCTTCTCAGTTTTTATCTAAGCAGCCACTAAAATTAGCTAAGAAACAATTAGATTTAGCTAAAGAAGATAAACAAATGCAGTTTGAAGATATTATGGCTTTGAATAATCCAACTGTAAAGAGAAAACTTCTTCTAGATTTTGCTGATGAATGTGACTCGGCAGCCGTTAAATTAAGAGGAGCGGCTTTACCTAGACAAAAGTATCATGTCATTATTCCTGTTACAACATTAAAAGATAATGAAGTATATGCACCAAACTATAAGAATGGCGAAAAAGTTTGTTTAGTTCGTTATCCTCATGGTGGAACATTTGAAATACCAGAGCTTGTTGTAAATAACAAACATAAAGATGCTAGAAAAATCTTAGGTACCACAACAACTGATGCTATAGGAATTAATAGCCATGTTGCAGAAAGACTTTCTGGAGCTGATTTCGATGGCGATACTGTTATGGTTATACCACAAGGTAAAGGAGTTAAGATAAAAACAACTCCACCTTTGAAAGGTCTTGAAGGATTCGATCCAAAGCTTCAGTATGGAACAAAAAAAGTCGGAAACGATTACTACAATGAACGTGGTGAGAAGATTAAAACCATGTCTAAGAAATTAACCCAAACTGAAATGGGTAAAGTATCTAATTTAATCACTGACATGACATTAAAGAATGCTACTGAAGATGAGTTGGCAAGAGCTGTTCGCCATTCAATGGTAGTCATAGATGCTGAAAAACATAAGTTGGACTATAGATCTAGTGCTAAAGACAATGCTATAGAAGAATTAAAGAAGAAGTATCAAGAAGGTGGCGCTTCTACTATTATCTCTAGAGCTAAAGGTACGACTTCCGTAGATAAACGTCAAGGTTCTCCAACTATAGACCCTGAGACAGGAAAACTTAAATGGAAAACTGCTGATGATTTATACTATGAGACTACTAAAGTTAATAAGAGAACCGGGGAGGTCACTACAACTACAAAGAAAAGACAGCAAAAGATTACAAATATGGATTATGTAGAAGATGCCTATGACCTAGTATCAAAAGCGAATACTCCAATGGAAAGATATTATGCTGAATATGCTAATTCAATGAAGAGACTAGCTAATGAGGCTCGTAAAGCCAGTCTAAATGTAGGAAAAGTTCAACGTTCTTCTTCTGCTGCAAAGACTTATGCTGCTGAAGTGAAATCTTTAGATGAAAAGCTAATGAAGGCGGAGGCTAATAAACCTAGGGAGAGGATGGCACAAATTCAGACCACTCTTGAAGTGAATGCTAAGATTCAGGCTAATCCAGATATGGATAAGAGTGCTATCAAAAAAGCTAAACAACAGGCTCTTAGCAGACATAGAGAGGCCCTTGGAGCTAGGAGAGAGCCAGTAGAAGTAAGTGAAAGAGAATGGGAAGCTATTCAGGCTGGTGCTATAAGTGACAATAAATTAACTAGAATTCTTAAGAATGCTGACATGGATGTGATTAGACAGTATGCAACACCTAAAACGTATACAACAATCACCCCAGCTAAGGCTAATAAGATTAAAGCCCTTAAAGCAAGTGGCTACACAACTGCTGAAATAGCAGAACGTTTAGGAGTTTCTACTTCAACAGTACAAAAGTATATGAATTGAAAGGAGTGAGCAATGAATGTCTAGAACAGTAATGTTAACAACTATTGACAATCCGTTTGATCCTTACACAGACTTTGACAATTGGTTAGCTTATGATACTGAAAAACACTACAATACTTGTGGTCTTTTGGCTAGAATTGCTAACACTTCTGATGCATTGTCTGATGAAGAAAACGTGATTGAAATTGAATCAGCAATTGACGACTTTCTTAGTCTTGACTTAACAAATACATTTAAGAAACTTGTTTATGATTAATGTTTTGTTTATCAACTAAAAAGTCTTTAAATGTTTTTAATAAAAGTTTATTAATGTTTATGTTTTATCATTATCATTCATTAATAAAAATTAATTTATTATTTAAGAGTTTGATTGAATAAATAAAATTATTTTATTATTTAAGAGTTTGATTGAATAAATAAAATTATTTCTTTTGTCATATGTAAACAACTTTATTGATAAATTTTACCTACATTTATCTCTATTATAAACATGGAAATTTATTTATCAGTCATACCCTTGAATATATAGAAAGGCGTGGGGAGGGGTCTCAAACAAGTGCACCCCCTCTCTCATCGCGCGCCTCTTCGATTTTTCTCCGGAGGATATTTTTGGAGAAACAATTCTATATTTTTACGACACTTTAAGCGGCCTACGAGACCTTTTCTGACATTAAAATTGATATTTAGACATTTTTGGTATTGTTCATGGTATATCCCCACAGATTTTGTTCTCAATTCCTCTCATAAGATTCAATCTAATGGACATTTATTAATGTTTGCCGTTTCTTTTGCTACTTAAAATCATTGTTTTTTATATTCTATTTTCTAACTTGTTTTATTTTTTAGATGTAACATTAATTTTGAAAGTTATCTCTGCATTACTCCTTTCATGCAAAGATAAAATATTTACAGCTTGTATGTGATCATCCTATTTATTGATAAAAGTTATTTCCACACATAATTTAAGGTTTCGCAGTCCGCTTAAAGTGTCGTAAAAAGGTATTAATACTACCTTAAAAGTATAGAGAAAGGAGTAGCATGGTGGCTAAAAGCAATAAGCAAAGTTCTCAAAAGGAACCAAAAAGTTTTAGACCTGCTTTAACTCCTGAAGGTCAAGAAAACCGAATGATCTCTTTAGCTATGGATTTAGCTGAAAAACAGTTAAGAGAAGGCACCGCCTCTGCTCAAGTCCAGGTTCACTTTCTGAAATTAGGTACTGAGAAAGCTCGATTAGAAAGAACAAAGCTTGAAAGAGAGATAGAGTTAATGAAGGCTAAACGAGAACAGATAGAATCAGCTCAACGTTCGGAAGAGTTATTCGAAAGAGCTATTGCTGCTATGAAACAGTATAGTGGTAATGGCACCAATGAAGAAATGGAGGATGACGAGTATGTATAGATGCTATTCAGAACTTATGAAAATCCAGACTTTTGAAGAACGTTTTAAGTATTTAAAAGTTAGAGGTTCAGGTGTTGGTAAAGACACCTTTGGTGCTCATAGATATTTGAACCAAGCTTTATATCAATCAAAAGAATGGAGAGATTTTAGAAGAAAGATTATTGTTCGTGATATGGGGTGCGACTTAGGTTGTGAAGGTCATGAAATTTACAAAGGCGCTATTATACATCACATCAACCCATTAACTATTGATGATGTGATTAATAGAAGTCCTAAAATTTTTGATCCTGAGAATGTTATCACTGTAACACACAATACTCATCTGGCTATTCACTATAGTGACGAATCAATTCTTCTAACAGCTCCGAAAGAAAGGAAAAAGAATGATACTTGTCCTTGGCGACAGTAATTGAGAAGGGAGGATAAATATGAGTGATACAACAAATGATAATGTTAACACTAATGAGAGTATATTGCTTTCTATTAAGAAACTGTTAGGAATAACCCCTGAGTATACTATCTTTGATACTGACATTATCATACATATCAACAGTGTATTCACAATTCTTAACCAATTAGGAATAGGACCTGACGAAGGTTATGTAATCACTGGTGCTAATGAAACTTGGGATGATTATGTTCCAAAAGAATCAAGAGTGAGGATTGAGTCTTTGAAAACATTCATCTATATTAAAGTGAAATTAGTATTTGATCCACCTCTAAGCTCTGTCGCTGTACAAAACCTAAAAGATACTGCCGCTGAATACGAATGGCGACTCACTAACTATGAGCGTAAAGATTCAGCTGCTCAAGAATAGGGGTGAAAATCAAAATGGAGAATTCACTATACCATCATGGTGTCAAAGGTATGAAGTGGGGCGTTCGTAGAACCCCAGCTCAGTTAGGACATAAAACAACTTCTAGTAAAAAGAAGAAAACTGGTTTGTTTAGTAAATCGAAACAAGAAACTAAAAAGAAAACTGTAGTCAAATCAACTGAACATACTGAACAAAAACCTAAAAAGAAATCTGTTAAAGAAATGACTGATCAGGAGTTAAACGCTTCTATCAATCGAATGAGATTAGAACAACAGTATGCTCAATTAACACCTAAGAAAGCATCTTTAGGTAAACGCTTTGTCAATAGCGCTATCAATGATGTATTAGTTCCAGGTATAAGAGAAGGAGCTAAAAACATGGTTGCTGATCAAACTAGAAAAAGGGGAAATGATTTCGTCAACGATATGTTTGAAGCTATGACTAATCAGAAAAAGAAAAAGTAAAGGTGATCTAAATTATGGCTTTGTCAAATACAGCCGTCCCAAAATATTACGGCTTATTTCGCGATGCCGTAATTAGAGGCGACATACCAGTTAATAAAGAGATCTCTATGGAGATGAATCGTATAGATGATCTTATAGCTAATCCTGGAATCTACTATGATGACCAAGCAGTAGAAGGATGGATAGCTTATTGTGAAAATGAAATGACTTTGACCGATGGATCGGACTTAAGATTACTCGATTCGTTTAAACTCTGGGGTGAGCAAATCTTTGGTTGGTATTACTTTGTAGAACGAAGTATTTACGAACCGAATCCAGATGGACATGGAGGAAGGTATGTTAAGAGGTCAATCAAGAAACGATTGATCAACAAACAATACTTAATAGTTGCTCGTGGTGCTGCAAAATCCATGTATGCATCATGCATTCAAAGTTATTACCTTAATGTAGATACTTCTACAACTCATCAGATAACTACAGCACCTACAATGAAATTGGCGGAGGAAGTTATGTCCCCAATAGCTACTGCCATAACCAGAGCAAGAGGTCCATTGTTTCAATTCCTCACCGATGGATCTATTCACAATACTACTGGAAGCATGGCTACTAGACAATTGCTGGGATCAACCAAGAAAGGTATTCAAAATTTCTTAACCGGATCTCTATTAGAAGTCAGACCTTTGAGTATTAACAAACTCCAAGGGTTGCGATGCAAAGTGGCAACTGTGGATGAATGGTTGTCTGGGGATCTGAGAGAAGATCCAATAGGGGCAATCGAGCAGGGAGCTTCTAAACTTGATGATTACTTGATTGTAGCTACAAGTTCTGAAGGTACCGTTCGTAACGGTAGTGGTGACACAATCAAAATGGAGTTAATGGACATTCTCAAAGGAGAATATATTAACCCTCATGTTTCTATTTGGTATTACAGACTCGATTCTATAGATGAAGTTGCGTATCCTGATATGTGGATTAAAGCTAATCCAAACTTAGGTAAGACTGTAACTTATGAAGTCTATCAGAACGATGTTGAAAGAGCTGAAAAGGCTCCGGCTGCTAGAAACGATATTTTAGCAAAACGTTTCGGTATTCCGTTAGAAGGTTATACTTACTTCTTTACTTATGAAGAAACCCTTCCAATGAAAAGAAAACGTGACTTTTGGCAAATGCCATGTTCAATGGGAGCAGACCTTTCACAAGGTGATGACTTCTGTGCATTTACATTCCTATTTCCATTATCAAATGGTTCTTTTGGTGTAAAAACCAGAAACTATATAACAACTAAAACTTTAATGGAGCTACCTACGGCAATGAGAGCTAAGTATGACACTTTTATCGCTGAAGGTAGCTTAATTGTTTTAGAAGGAGTCGTTCTCAACATGATGGAAGTCTATGACGATTTAGACAATTACATCATGAACTTTCAGTATGATGTCCGCTCATTTGGGTATGACCCGTATGGAGCACAGGCATTTGTAGAAAGATGGGAGAGAGAGAACAGTCCTTATGGAGTTGTTAAAGTTATACAGGGTGCTAGAACTGAGTCAGTTCCTTTAGGAGAGATTAAGAAACTTTCAGAAGAGCGTATGCTTCTTTTTGATGAAGATCTTATGTCATTTGCTATGGGAAACTGTATAACTTTGGAAGATACAAATGGGAATAGAAAGTTATTTAAGAAAAGACGTGAGCAAAAGATTGATGCTGTTGCTGCTTTATTGGATGCTTACGTTGCTTACAAAGAAAACATTGAATCGTTTGAGTAGGAGGATGAATTATGGATGAACAAGAGTTATACCATTATGGTGTCCTCGGAATGAAGTGGGGAGTTAGAAGAAATCCCTCAAAAGCTTATGGAAAAGCTGAAAAGAAGCGACAAAAGCTTCAATCAAAAGCAGCTTCTATGCATAGAAAAGCTGATACAAAAGCTTATATAGCTTCCGGTAAGATATCACGTTCTAAAACAAAGAAGCAACTTAAAAAGAATAGCAAAAAATTAAATCAAGCTTTACAGCTTAATTTCAAGTCAGAACGACTTCAAAGAAAAGCGATAAAGTGGGAAAAGCAAATGGATAAAGTCTTTAAAGATTACGAAATAAATCGTATCGAACAGAAGACTATTTTAAAAGGTAAGAAATTTACTTATGAACTTACAAGAAAGAAGAGTCAAAGATAAGGAGGGAAATTCAAAATGGAGTTATCAATTCCATCTAGGTTAAAACATGCCTGGAATGCTTTCCAAATGAATAGGAACCCTACTTATACAAATAACTATTATGGTTCAAGTTCTTCAACAAGACCTGACCGAATGCGATTCAGTAGAGGTAATGAAAGATCTATAGTTACTTCTATTTACAATCGTATCGCTTTGGATGTTTCTCAGTTATCTTTCGAACATGTTCAGTTGGATAAAGATGGGAGATACTCGGAAACAAAAACCACAGGACTTAATACTTGCTTGACATTAGAAGCAAACCTTGATCAAACATCACGTGCCTTCTTCCAAGATGCATCGCTTTCAATGTTTGATGAGGGATCTATAGCATTAGTTCCAATTGATACAAATTTGGATCCTAACATAACAGGCGGTTATGATATTGAGTCAATTAGAGTTGGTCAAATTTTAACCTGGTATCCAAAACATATTAAGGTTCGTCTTTATAACGAACAGACCGGTATTAAGGAAGATCGAATCATTCCTAAAAGTATTGCTGCAATCATTGAGAATCCGTTCTATACGGTGATGAATCAATCAAACTCAACTATGCAGCGATTAATTAGAAAACTAAGTTTGCTAGATGCAATCGACGAACAAAGCGCATCTGGAAAATTAGATTTGATTATTCAGCTTCCTTATACAGTTAAATCAAACTTACGTAAACAACAAGCGGAAGAAAGACGAAAGGCTGTTGAAGATCAATTATATGACAGTAAGTATGGTATTGCTTACATCGATTCAACTGAACGAGTTATTCAATTAAATCGTCCGGTTGAAAACAATTTGATGAGCCAAATTGAGTATCTGCAAAATCTCTTGTATAGCCAATTAGGGATTACTCAATCTATTCTAGATGGATCAGCAGATGATAAGACAATGCTCAATTATTATAATCGAATAGTTGAACCTATTGCTGCTGCTTTTGTTGATGAAATGAGAAGAAAGTTCCTAACTAAGACTGCCCGAACTCAAGGTCAGTCTATTATGTTCTTTAGAGATCCATTTAAGCTAGTTCCGGTTAGTGAATTAGCTGAAATTTCAGATAAATTAACTCGTAATGAAATTGCTTCTTCGAATGAAATGAGACAAACAATTGGATGGAAACCATCTAAAGATCCGAAAGCCGATGAGTTGAGAAATAAGAATTTGAATCAACCCGAATCAGAGCTTCAAAAGGATCAGACGAGCCAAGATCTGAAAGGGATCGAAGATAAAGATAAGGAGGAAATTCAAAATGGATAAAAACAACTATGATTGTTCCGGTTGGGCTACAGTTAATGATGTCCTTTGTGCTGATGGAAGAACTATCCGTAGAGATGCTTTCAAAGCCAACAATGGACAAGTTGTTCCTGTAGTTTGGAATCACAAACATGGTGAAGTTTCCAATGTTCTAGGCCATGCTTTGTTAGAAAATCGACCTGAAGGTGTTTATACATATGTATCTTTTAACGATACAGTTGGTGGTCGTACAGCTAAGCAATTAGTTGAACATGGAGATATTAGAGCGTTTTCCATCTTTGCGAATTCATTAAAGCAGAATGGAAATGATGTTATTCACGGTAATATTCGTGAAGTTAGTCTTGTTCTTGCGGGTGCAAACCCAAAAGCTTATATAGATAACGTAATAGCTCATGGACAAGAATCAGAAGAAGAAGCTTATATTCTTACGGCAATTGATACTGAAATTGTTTGTCATGCTGAAGAACCTAAAGAATCATCTGAAAGTAAAAAGACAGAAAGCGATACTAAGAAAGATGAAACCGAAGGATCTAAAGATGAAGATAACGCAGTACAAGATCCACAAGAATTATTTGATTCTTTAACTGATGATCAAAAGACTCTTGTTTATGCATTAGTAGGAGCCGCTTTAGAAAGTGAAGATCCTGATGCAGAAGACAACACTGACAACTCAGAAGGAGGAAAAGAAGAAATGAAACACAACTTATTTGAAGAAGGTGCTGAAGTAGTGCAAGACAATTTTATCGCTCATTCTGATCAAATGGCGATTCTTGCTAATGCTAAAAATAAATCAGTAGGTACTTTCAGAAATGCTTTAGAAGATTATGTTGCTTCTAAATCTATGAGCGTTGATGGAGAACAATTGGCTCATGGTATTGATTCTATTGATACATTGTTCCCAGACTTCAAAGACATTAAACCAGGAGCTCCAGATATTATTTCTAGAGACCAAACTTGGATTGCTGCTGTAATGCAGAAAGTTGGTAAAACACCATTCAGCCGTATCAGAACTCGTCAAGCTGATATTCGTGATAAACAGATTAGAGCTTACGGATATAAGAAATCAGCTAAAAAGAAAGATATGGCTAACATTAAACTGTTAAAGAGAACTACTGACCCACAAACAGTTTATGTTAAAGACAAATTAGACAGAGATGACATTGTTGATATCGTTGATTTCGATGTAGTTGAATACTTATATGGAATCATGAGAATGAATCTTAACGAAGAGTTAGCAATGGCTATCATGGTTGGCGATGGACGTGAAGAAGGAGACGAAGATAAAATCGACGAAACTCACATTAGACCAATCTGGAAAGATGATGAGTTATATACTATTCATACTGATGTTGATATTGCTGGTATGAAGAAATCATTACAAGGAACTAATACTTCTGCTAACTTCGGTGATAACTATGTTTATGCAGAAGCTATTATTCAATCAGCGTTATATGCTCGTGAACAATACAAAGGAAGCGGAAGCTTAGATTTCTATTGTGCTCCACATGTATTAAATATGATGTTATTAGCTCGTGACTTAAATGGTCGTAGAATTTATGATTCTGTTTCTGACTTAGCTACAGCTTTAAATGTTAATTCTATCCAAACTGCTGAACAATTTGATGGTTTAGTAAGAGAAGCTGCTGGATCTAAAAAGAAGAAATTATTAGGTTTATTTGTAAACTTGGCAGATTACAATGTTGGTGCTACTAAAGGTGGAGAAATCACTAGATTTAACCAATTCGACATTGACTTCAACCAAGAAAAATACTTGATTGAAACTCGTGTATCTGGAGCATTAACTAGACCTTATTCAGCTATCGCTTTGGAAGAAGATGTAACTGGAACTTTTTAGTAGACACCCTCGTTTCTCCTGTTGATGAGGGTGTTGATCTTTTAGGTAAGAATGCCGAAGATTTACAAACAGGTGTTAAAGTGCTTTCTAATAATCGTATAGTAGGTACATTAAAATATGTAACTGGTTATACAGGATTCAGTTCTGTTTCTGAAGAACAATCTGGAAATTATTTGGCAATTAAATTCGACACTAATGTTGAAGAACCAGATTCTATTACTGTTGAACTTGTTGGAGGAACTAAAGGTCCTGTCGAATTAGATGAAGACCGCATGTTTGTTGGTAGAATTAAAGATAAGACTATCAAGACTATTAAAGTCACAACAACAGTAGATGAACAAGAGTATGTTGAAAACTACGACATCTCAAGATTAGTTCTAACTCCAGCAAGTGAGTAAGGAGATAATTCAAAATGGCGAAATATTATGGAACTGTTGGGTTTGCTGAAACTCAATTAGATGACTATGGTGTATGGAAAGAAACTATAGTTGAGAAATCGTATTATGGAGAACTTGTTAATCCTATGTATGGTAAGCATGTCGCAACTCAAGAGTTGAATGACAATGTGATTATCTCGAATGTTATAAGCATCCTAGCAGATCCATACGCTAATGAGCATTTCTCCACAATACGTTATTTAGAATACATGGGTGTAAAGTGGAAAGTTACAAGTGTTGAAGTATCATTTCCTAGACTTATATTAACAACTGGAGAAGTCTATAATGCCGATATTTAATAGAGAAACTTTGCATAAGATTCTTAAAGAAATTATCGGAAATGATAATGTATATTTTCAACCACCTGAATCTGCCAAACTAAAATACCCATGTATCATATATTCTAGAGATGACATTCTTAATGAATATGGAAACAACACAGTATACAACCAATACTGTGCTTTTTTAATTACAGTCATTGATCATGACCCTGATAGTGAGATTGTTTACAAAGTTTCACAGTTGCCTATGTGTAATTTTGATAGACATTTCACTTCCGATGGTCTTAATCATGACACCTTTACACTTTATATTTAAAAGGAGGATTTTAAAATGCTATTAAAATGGGATCAAACTGGTGAACGTTTGTACGAAACTGGTATTGATAGAGGTGTTATCTATCCTCAATCAGAAGCCGGTGATTACCCAATGGGTGAAGCATGGAATGGGTTAACTTCTGTTACCGAAAGCCCTTCTGGTGCTGAGCCTACTGCTTTGTATGCTAACAATGGTAAGTATGTTAACTTGATTTCAGCAGAAGAATTTGCTGCAACAATTGGTGCTTATACTTTTCCTGATGCATTTGCCGCATGTAATGGTTTAATGGAATTAGCGCCAGGTGTATTTGCTGGGCAACAAACCCGTACACCATTCGGTATGACTTATAGAACATTGATTGGTAACGATATTCAAAAAGAAGCATATGGATATAAATTGCATTTCGTTTATGGTGCATTAGCAGCTCCATCTGAATCTGCTTATAACACTATCAATGATTCACCAGAAGCTTCTGAAATGTCTTGGGAAGTATCTACAACACCTGTAGATGTTCCTGGTGGAAAACCATCTGCTACAATTGTCGTTGATTCTACAAAAGCAACACCAACGCAATTAAAGGCATTAGAAGATATTATTTATGGTAAAGATTATGAATTAACTACAACTCAACCTGAAGATTGGGCAGAAAATTATGCTCAATACTTTGAAAAGTCTGGTTCTGAGTTTACTGCTGTATCAGGAAGTGGAGTTGCTCCATCTTGGGCGGAAAACAAATACTATACTGGTAAAGTTGATGCAAGATTACCTTTACCAACTGAAATTGCAACTATCATGGCTTCTGAAGACTAAGCTTGATTGTATAAAAATTATTTTGGAGAAAAGAAGACTTGTTATAAGCAATGAGTCTTCTTTTTTTTATTGTCAAAAAACTGAAAGGAGAACTTAATATGTTAAAAATTACTGAAACTTATGTTGATTTTAATGGTGTAGAAAGAAAAGAGGATTTTTATTTCAATCTTACTCAGGCAGAACTTATGGATATGGAACTTGGGTTGGATGGAAGTATGATTGGGAGCATGTCAAGTGTTCTAAAGAAAATCGTCGCTGCTAAAGATACAAGATCAATCATGAAAATCTTTAAACAGCTCGTTTCCAAAGCATACGGTGTGAAAACTGAAGATGGTAAACGTTTCGTTAAAAATGATGAAGTGAGAGCTGCTTTCGAACAACACCCTGCATACTCACAAATTTACATGAGATTAGCTACTAATGATAAAGAAGCATCAGATTTTGTTCTTGGAATTCTTCCAAAAGATATTTCTGATAAAGTGCAAAAAGAAGATTTGAAAGCTTTCATGGATAATGATCAAAAAGCTATTGAACAAAACTAAAGAAGGATGACTTATGCTTGAAGTTGTTATACCGGCTCAGGAAACATTTAATGATGCAACTCAAACTTTTGATTATACAAAAGAAGTAACGTTGCAATTAGAGCATTCTTTAATTTCAATTTCAAAATGGGAAGCTAAATGGCACACCCCATTCCTAGATGGTAAACCGAAAACTACTGAACAGCAGATAGATTATATACGATGTATGACACTAAATAGGCACATCAATTCAAAAGTCTATGGGTTCCTTACTCAAGAGAATCTACAAGCCATTTTTAACTATATAGAAAACCCAATGACTGCTACAACATTTAAAAAATTACCACATCAGAGAAAGACCGGAGAAATTCAAACATCCGAAACTATTTATTATGCAATGATCGCATGTCAAATACCATTTGAGTGTCAGCGCTGGCATTTGAATAGATTGCTCACTTTAATAGAGGTTTGCGGCCGTAAGAATGCACCTAAAAAGAAGATGAGTAGTAAAGAAATCATGTCGCAACAAGTAGCTTTAAATGCTGCTCGTAGAAAGAAATTAAACTCTAAAGGTTAGGAGGAATTTTATTATGGATTTAAGAAAGTGTCTTTTAACTAAAAATAACTGCTATAAAGCAGGTAAGAAAATCACAGTAAAAGGGGTTATGTGGCATTCGACAGGAGCCAATAATCCTAATTTAAAACGTTATGTACAACCAGATGATGGAAAATTAGGAAACAATCCCAACAACAATGACTGGAATAGAGCTTTACCAGATGGAAGAGAGGTTTGTGTTCATGCGTTTATTGGAAAAGATAAGAATGGTAAAGTATGTACTTATCAGACATTACCTTGGAATTATCGTGGATGGCATTGTGGAGGAAGTGGAAATGACAAATACATTGGATTTGAGATTTGTGAAGATGACTTAAAAGATAAAGATTATTTTAATGCTGTATACAAAGAGGCTGTCGAATTGACAGCTTTTTTATGTAAAGAAAATGGACTAAATCCTAAAGGAGAAAACGTCATTATCTGTCACCAAGATGGTCATAAATTAGGAATCGCTTCTAATCATAGTGATGTTTACCATTGGTTTAATAAGTTCGGTAAAGACATGGACGATGTAAGAAATGATGTAGCAAAAGCTATGGGTCAAACTTCATCTTCTAGCACAGCATCTAAACCTTCAACTTCTACTTCTTCATCAAGCTATTATAAAGCATTTAACAGCACTTCTATCGTTGATGGATTGAAATCTATTGGCGTTGATTCATCAATGACTAATCGTAAGAAGATTGCCGCTGCTAATGGAATCTCTAATTACTCAGGAGATTACGATGACAACGTTAAGCTTCTCGAATTAGCTAAGAAAGGTAAGTTGAAGAAACCTGGAAGTTCCACTTCTACAACTACTAAACCTACAACTTCATCTACTCAATATTATAAAAAGTTTAAATCAACTTCTATCGTTGATGGATTGAAATCTATTGGCGTTGATTCTTCCATGAATAATCGTAAGAAGATTGCTAAAGCCAATGGTATTTCTAACTATGATGGAGATTATTCAGATAATGTTTATCTATTAGAGCTAGCTTCACAAGGTAAATTGAAGAAAGCTTAATTTTTTTTGAGGAAATTCACATGATTACTTTTAAATCAAGAGGGAATTGGGATATCACAACTCGTTTCTTAGAAAGAGCTAAAAAAGGAATCAATATCAGATCTCTTGATAAATACGGTAGGCAAGGGGTTGCTGCTTTACGTTCGGCAACTCCTGTTGATACCGGATTGACTTCTCAATCTTGGTATTACCAAGTTACTCAAAAGAAAGGACTTGTTGAAATCGTCTTTCTTAATTCAAATGTTCAAAATGGAATTCCAATTGCTATTATTCTGCAATATGGTCATGGAACAAGAAATGGAGGATATGTTCAAGGACGTGATTATATCAATCCTGCAATCCAACCTATCTTTGACAAAATTGTAGAAGATGCTTGGAGGGAGGTGACTAGAGGATGAGTAAAACAATTGATGAAAGAGTCGTCTCCATGCAGTTTGACAATCGAAATTTTGAGAATAATGTCAAAACTACAATCGGAACTCTAGATCGTTTAAAAGAAAAATTAAAATTTCCAGGAGCTAATAAAGCTCTTGATAACATTTCTAAGTCTGCTAGTAAAGTTAATATGAATGGTCTTAACAGTGCTGTTGATACTGTACAAGCTCGATTTTCAGCATTAGATGTTATTGGCGTGACTGCTTTAGCAAACATCGCTAACCAAGCAGTTAATACTGGTAAACGCATGATCAGTGCATTAACACTCGACCCTATCATGTCTGGTTTTCAAGAGTATGAAACACAGATTAATGCTGTTCAGACTATTTTAGCAAACACCCAACATAAAGGTAGTACGCTTGAAGATGTCAATAAGGCATTGGATGAATTGAACAAGTATGCCGATCAAACAATTTACAACTTTACTGAAATGACAAGAAATATTGGTACATTTACCGCAGCCGGTGTTGATCTGGATATGGCAGTAAGTTCAATTAAAGGTATTGCAAACTTAGCGGCTGTATCGGGTTCAAACGCACAACAAGCATCGACAGCCATGTATCAGCTTTCTCAAGCGATTGCTGCTGGTAAAGTACAATTAATGGACTGGAACTCAGTAGTCAACGCTGGTATGGGTGGTGAGTTATTCCAGAATGCCTTAAAGAGAACGGCAGAACACTTTGGTTATAATGTTGACGGAATGATCAAAAAGTATGGTTCATTTAGAGAATCATTGACTAGAGGTGGATGGTTGACAACAGAAGTCTTAACCGAAACCTTAACGCAATTATCAGGCGCTTATACTGAAGCCGATTTGATTGCTCAAGGATATTCAGAGAAACAAGCAAAAGAAATTGCTGAGTTGGCTCAAACAGCCGTTGATTCAGCTACAAAGGTTAAAACATTTACACAGTTATTTGATACTTTGAAAGAAGCTGCTCAATCAGGATGGACTCAAACATGGGAATATATTATTGGTGACTTTGAACAGGCTAGAGAATTACTTACAGGTATTTCTGAAACTGTTGGAGGCTGGATTAATGCTATGTCTGATGCCCGTAATGCTATTATTGGAGGAGCTTTTGATTCTGCTTGGTCTCAATTGGAAGAGAAGATTAATGCGGCTGGAGTATCAACTGAAAAATTCCAGAAAGAACTTGCAAATGTTGCAAAATCTCATGGAAAATCATTAGATCAAATGATCGAGAAAGAAGGTTCTTTATCGGCTGTTATAGAAAAGGGTCTTATTTCTAAAGAATTAGTTGTGGAAACTCTTAAAAATATAGCTGGAATAAATAAAGAAACTTCCAAATCTACAGAAGATATGACTGCCAAACTTAAGAAATTCCAAAAGGTGGTCAATGACGTTTGGCGTGGGGATTATAAGAATGTAGATACTGGACGTATAGAGGCTCTTAAGAAAGCTGGATATGATTACGCTGAAGTACAAAAGTTAGTTAATAAAACTGTCGATGGACATAAATTAACACTTGAAGATTTATCAGATGCTCAATTAAAAGCTGTTGGTTATACTAATGAAGAAGTTGAAGCTATTCGAAAATTAGCTGAAGAAGCTGAGAAAGCTGGGACTCCTTTAAACAGTTTAATTGAACGATTAAATAAACCATCGGGTAGAGAGTTATTCTGGGATTCGTTAGCAAACATGGCTCAACCTATTATCACTATATTTAAGGCAATAGGTGCTGCTTGGAACGACGCATTTCCATCAGATGGTGGAGCTGGTCTTTATAGTTTTCTAGAAACATTCCATGCTTTTACAGAACATCTAGTTATTGGTGATAGAGAAGCTGAGAACTTAACAAGAACATTGAAAGGTTTATTTGCAATCCTTGATATGGTAAGTTGGGTTGCTGGTGGATCATTTAAAATTGCCTTTACTATAGCTTCTAAAGTAGCTAGTACATTATGGCAAGCTTTAGGTTTAGGTAATGCAACGATTCTTGAAATTACTGCAACGATTGGCGATGCTATTGTTGCTGTTCGAGATTGGATAGAGGAACATAGTTTATTAGGTAATGCTATTGAATTTGTTGTTCCTTTAATTGTAAATTTAGGTAAAGCTATTGCGGCACTTATTGATTATGCATTAGGTTTACCAGATGTACAAAAAGGATTTGAAGATTTTCTTAATATCTTCAAAACTATAGGTGATTATATCTATAGTAACTTTGGTGAATCTATAGATGCTGTCATCGAGTTCTTTGATACTTTAACAAGCATTAATGATTTCGAACCGAAAGATTTGCTTAAAGGAATAGAGAAACTTGGAGTAGCCATTCAAGAGAATTTTGCTAATGTTGATCTTTCTACAATTGGACAAAACGTCATTGATGGTCTTGTTAATGGTCTTCAAACAGGGGCCAATGCGGTATGGACTGCTATTACGACTGTTGCTGAAACATTGGTAAATGCTGCTAAGAATTATTTAGGAATTCATTCACCATCTACGGTCTTTATGGAGATCGGACAGTACATTATGGAAGGACTTAGCATGGGACTTCAAAATGGATTGTCCTTATTAAGTCAAGGAGCTAAAGGTATTGTTGATATTATCATGGATATTTTTAGTGGAATTAACTTCGGAGACGTATTTGTCTTAGGTTCTTTAGGAAGCGCTGTATTCTTCTTAAATAAGATTACAAATATTTTAGATAAGTTTGCTTCTCCATTTGAAGGATTTTCAAAAGTTTTAGACGGACTTGGAGATGTTCTAGGTAGTGTTTCTAAGAATATTGATCAAAGAACTAAGAATCTTAAATCAGAATATTTACTCAACTTAGCAAAGGCTATTGGTATACTGGCACTTTCATTGGTCGCATTAGCAACTGTTGATATTGGTAAGCTATGGAATGCTGTAGCTGTTGTTACAGTTCTTGGTGCTGGATTAATGGCTTTAATGAAGGTCAGTGAGAAAGTAAGCGGTCCTGCTGGTAAATTTGAATTTGCTAAGCTTGGAACTCTCATGTTAGCTATGTCAGCTTCAATGTTAATCATGTCATTTGCTTTAAAGAAATTAGCAGGTGTTGATTTTGCTTCAGGAATGGGGGCAGTATTAGAATTATCGCTTCTTATGGCGGCCATGGCTGGAGTCATGATTGCTTTTGGGGTATTTGTGAAAGCAGATGCCGCTGGAAGTATCGATAAAGCAGGAAAGATGTTCCTAAAATTATCTGTAAGTTTAGGAATCTTAGCATTAGTTATTAAATTAATTGGAACTATGTCAGTTGGAGATATTGTCAAAGGTATAGCGGTATTAGGTGCTTGTGGATTGTTATTTGCAGCTATGTCTGTATTATCGTTAGTATCTTTCAACGCGGATAAAGCTGGTAAGATGTTTACTAAAATGGCCGTTGCTATTGGTATATTAGCATTAGTCATGAAACTTATTGGAACTCTATCTGCTGGTGATATTTCTAAAGGATTAGCTGTCATTACAGCTTGTAGCATTCTATTTGAAAGACTTATAGCAGTGTCATTACTTGCTGGAGAAAATGCAGATAAAGCCGGAAAGATGTTACTTAAGATGTCCATAGCTATTGGTATATTAGCTTTGACTATTAAACTTATAGCTACAATAGATACGAATGATGTAATTAAAGGTGGAGCTGTCATCGCAGCTTCAGCAGTATTATTCAAATCTTTGGTAGAAGTATCAAAATCAGCTGGAGATAATGCTTCAAAGGCCGGATCAATGATTCTTAAAATGTCTGCTGCTATCGGCATCCTCGCTTTAACTATTAGACTTATTGCGGGACTATCAGGTGGGGATATTGTTAAAGGTATTGCTGTTATTGCTTCTTGTGAATTGTTATTTGCTGCTATCGTTAAAGTATCGCAATATGCTGGTAAGAATGCTTCCGCTGCTGGTAATATGCTTATGAAAATGTCAGTAGGTATTGGCGTTTTAGCAGTTGCAATCAAAGTCTTAGCAGGTGTTTCTGTAGGTGATATTGTTAAAGGAACTCTTGCTATATCTTCGTTGATGGGTGTTATGACACTCATGATTAGAATATCTAAATCAGCTGGAGCAAATGCTGATAAAGCAGGAACTATGCTAATGAAAATGACTGTTCCGTTAATCGCTATTGCTGGTATTATCACGCTATTAAGTTTCTTGGATACTAAGAAAGTTATAGTTGCTACAGGTGCTTTAAGTGCCGTTATGGGTATGTTTACACTCATGACAAAAGTTCTTGGATCACTAAATGGAGTTAAAGGAACAACAGGACCATTAATTCTCATGACTGTTGTTGTCGGTATGCTGGGTGGAATCTTAGCTGTATTGCAAGGATTACCTGTTGAATCAACACTAGCAAATGCTGCGGCACTATCAACTTTACTGTTGGCTCTATCCGTTTCAATGACGCTTATTAGTAAAATTGGAGCAGTATCACCAATGGCTATAGTTGCTATGGGTGCTCTAACATTGATTGTTGGATTAATTGGTGGCGTTTTATATTTACTTCAAGATATGAATGTAGATGCCGCTATTCCATTAGCTACATCATTATCAACTTTATTGTTAGCTATGACTGGAGCGTTAGCAGTATTGACAGTAATCGGTTTAATGGGTCCATCATCATTTATTGGCATTGGATCACTGTTAACTCTAATTACATCCTTAGGTGTTGTTATGGGTGCTATTGGAGCATTAACAACATATTTTCCTCAACTTGAAGAATTCTTAAATAAAGGCATTGGAATTCTCCAAGCTATCGGCGAAGGTTTAGGTTCATTCGTAGGTGGTATTGTTAATGGAGTTTTAACAGCTGCTACAGAAGGACTTCCTGATGTTGGTACTAAACTTTCAGGTTTTATGGAAAACTTAAAACCGTTTATTGAAGGTGCTAATACGATAGATCCTAAGATGGCTGAAGGAACAAAAGCTTTAGCTCAAGCTATTCTTTATATTACTGGAGCAAATTTATTAGACAAGATTACCGAATTCTTAACAGGTAGTGATTCATTAGCCGAATTTGGTGAAAAATTAGTTCCATTTGGTAGAGCTATGGTTGAATATTCTAATGTTGTAGCCGGAATTGATACAGAAGTTGTTGAAAAATCAGCTGCTGCGGGTCAGGCTTTAACAAAATTGGCCGAAAGTGTTCCTAATACTGGTGGACTCGTATCATTCTTTACAGGTGATAATACTCTAGATGTATGGGGGCCTCAATTAGTAGTATTTGGCGAATCACTTGCTAAGTATTCAGAAAAAGTGGCTGGAGTCAATGCCGAAGCAATTACTGCATCAGCGACTGCCGCCGATGGACTAGTACAATTAGCTCAAAAGCTTCCTAATACAGGAGGACTCATGGCTTTTATTATGGGCGATAACGATATGGGTGAATTTGGTACTAACTTAGTTCAATTTGGTACAGGATTAATGTTATATTCTATGATGGCTTCAACTATTAACCCTGATGCTATTAATAATTCCGTAAAAGCTGCTGACGCATTAGTTTCTCTTTCTAAAAAGATTGACGAAGCTAGTAGTGGTGGATTTTGGGATTGGCTATTCGGCGGAGGGGACGACATTTCAGACTTTGGACTTAAACTTATTCCATTTGGTGAAGGTCTGAAAAAATATTCTGAAAAAGTGGCTGGAATTAGTGTTGAAAATGTTAACAACTCTGTGACTGTTGCAAATGCTTTATCTAAAATGGTTAGAAATATGGATGGTATTAATACAGAAGCTGCCTTCAGTTTCAAAGCTGCTATTGATGCTCTAGCTAAGACAAATGTTCAAGGTTTCTTAGAAGCATTCGGACAAAGTTCAAAGAAATTTATAGATTCGGGTATTGGTGCAATCAATGGATTTATTAAAGGTCTAAAATCAGGTCAAAAAGATGTTAATTCTACAATGTCAACTATTGCTAAAGGTGCTGTTGATGCTCTGACTAAGAACAAGAGTAATTTCAATAGCGCTGGCGAGAAACTTATTAAAGAACTTAATAAGGGAATGGATTCTAGCAAGAGAGATTCAATGAAAGCTGCTGAGAAAATAGCCAAGGATGCTGCTGAAGGAGCCAAAGCTGCGTATGATAACTTTAAAACTGCTGGTAAGTATGTGGTTCAAGGTTTCGCTGCTGGTATTAGTGCAAATACATATTTAGCTTCTGCTATGGCTAGAGCTATGGCTAGAGCCGCTGATGAGGCTGCTAGAAAACAATTAGATGAACGTTCACCATCAAAAGTATTTTACAGTATAGGTGATTACGCAGGTCAAGGTTTCGTTAATGCGTTATCTGATTATGTAGATATTTCTTACCGCTCAGGTAGAGATATGGCTAGTAGTGCTTCTGATGGATTAAATGCTGCTATTGCAACTATCGGTAAAGCATTTGATATTGATACTGATATTCAACCAACTATCAGTCCAGTTTTAGATTTATCTAATGTAAGATCCGGAGTTAGATCTATCAATGGTTTATTTGGGTCTGAACAGACTATTAGTGCTGTTGGTCGTATCAGAGCACTGAGTGGATCTATTAACCTAAATCAAAATGGAGATAATAATGATATAGTGCATGCTATTAAAGATCTTAAGAAATCAATTAGAAATTCAGTAGGAGACACATATATAGTTGACGGTATTACTTATGATGACAGAAGTAATGTTGCAGATGCGGTTAAGACTATAATTAAAGTAGCTAATATAGAAAGGAGGAAATAAGAATGGCTTATGTAACAAATCTTTCGATAGAAAAACAAAGTGAAACTAGCAATACGTATTTCTCTAGTTGGGATTTCGACGAAGATTCAAAGAATGTTACTATACCGACTGGTGTAATTAAAAAAGGCGATTTAGTAATGATTAAAGGAACTGCTACACAATGGTATAACGGAACATTAATAGAGTCTTGGGTAAGAAGTCATAGATGGTATGTTACTAACATAGAAGGACGAAAAGTAACATTAGGCAAAAACTCAACTGGAACTAATACTCTAAACGTAGCAATCAGCATTGGAAATATAGTTAAAGCTGGTTACGGAGATAGTGTAGTTGCAAGTTCAACTTTGGATCATTATTCAATTAAATGGTCTTATAGTACAGGCGATGGTATATGGTTTGTTGGAACTGAAACAACCACACCTGCTAGTGTTAGACAGTCAACTTATACTCCTCCTGAAAATGCTTTAAGTATAAAGATTAGCGTAGTACCAGTTGCTAAAAAACATAAAGTAAACGGGAAAGACACTTATTATTGGACAGGAACGCAACGATATGCCACTCATTTATTACTAACAGATCCACCAAAAGTTCCTCCAGTACCAACAATAGAATTAAATGGATTAAAGCTTACTGTAAAAGTTGAAAATATAACTGACCCTAGAACTGATAAAATAGAGTTCACAGTTTATGACGGAATAAGAAGAATCAAAACCGCTAAAGGAAATGTTAATACAGCAAGATCCATATATTCGACTAATGTTGCTGCTGGTGGAGAATATAGGGTTCGAATAAGAGCTATCAATATATATGGAAAATTTGAATCTTATAGTGATTGGACTGATTATTCAGAAAGCTTAACTACAAGGCCTAGGATGCCAAAAGGTTTTACTATACTAAGAGCTGATTCTAAAACTTCTATATATTTGAAATGGGAAGTAGTAAATAATGCAACAACATATGATATAGAATATACAACAGAAAAGAGATTTTTCGGTAGTTCTGATGGGACTACCATTATTTCTAGTGTTGATAAAAATTACTATATTAAAACAGGACTAGAACCTGGTTATGAATATTTCTTTAGAATTCGAGCTGTAAATGATAAAGGAAGTTCTGGCTGGTCACCTATTAGTTCAGTTATTATAGGTGAAAACCCAAATCCTCCAACTACCTGGTCTTCTTCTACAACGTTGGTAGTTGGCGAAACTGTAATATTATATTGGATTCATAATTCTAAAGATGAATCACATATGAAAAATGCAGAAATAGAAATGTATGTAGATAGCGTTAAAGAAACACATACTAAAGAGGGAACTATTGGAGATGACGAAGAGGAAACGACATATTCTTATACTATCAGCAATACTTCAAAATTTACTGAAGGTACTAAAATAGAATGGCGTGTTAGAACATCAGGTATTACAAATGAATACAGTGAATGGTCAATCATGAGAAATATTGATGTTTACGCACCACCAACTTTGTCTATTCATGTTACAGATACAGCTGGTAATGCTGAATACGAACTTGCATCTTACCCTATATATGTTGACTGTGAATCATTTCCTAAGAACCAGAATCCTATTGGTTATTATTTATCAGTTATATCTAACGAAGCTTATAGTTTTACAGATGCATTTGGAAAATCTAAATATATTAATGAAGGTGACGAAATATATTCAAAATACTTCGATATTACAACAGAAACTATGAGTGCTACTTTAACACCAAGTGATATAGATTTAGTAGCAGAGATTAGTTATAAAGTAGTTTGTAAAGTTTCTATGGACTCCGGATTAACAGCCGAGGCATCTTCGGATTTTAAAGTCCAAATATACGGAATGTCTTATGAACCAGATGCTGAAATATCGTTTGATAGAGAAACATTAACAACATATATAAAACCATACTGTCTAGATATTAATGGTTCTTTAATTGAAAATATGTCCTTATCAGTCTATAGAAGAGAATTTGATGGAACATATTTAGAAATTGCTAGCGATTTAAATAATACTGATGGAAGCATAGTGATTGATCCCCACCCATCCTTAGATTATGCAAGATATAGGATAATTGGAATTGACAACACTACAGGTGTAATTACTCCTTATGATTGTCCTGCATATCCTGTAAATGAGTCATCTGTAATTATACAGTGGGATGAAGAATGGAGTACCTTCGATACAACAAATGAAGATGTTATAGAAAATCCACCATTTACGACTTCTTTACTAAAGCTACCTTATAACATTGATATTTCAGATAATAGAGCGGTTGATGTGTCTTTAGTTAAATATATCGGTCGTAAACATCCGGTATCATATTATGGTACACAGTTAGGCGAAACATCAACTTGGAATATGGAAATTCCTAAAACTGATGTAGACACTTTATATAACATTAGACGACTTTCTATTTGGACCGGTGATGTATATGTAAGGGAACCGTCAGGAAGTGGATATTGGGCTAATATATCAGTTTCCTTTAGCCAAAAACATAAAGACTTAACGATCCCTATAACTTTAGATGTTACAAGGGTTGAAGGAGGAATTTAAAATGATTGATTGGACTTCTTCAATGAACCAAACATTTGAATATTACATTGTTGATCCATCTACTTGGAAGGATAAAAACCGTGTCAAAAATGTTAGATCATGTTCTATTAGTAGAGAAACAGATAGTGATACATTAGGTTCTGCAACTTTCGATGTAGTTGAATCATTAGGTGAATGTTATATTCGAACATATTTGATAGCAACTCAAGATAAAGAAACGGCTAAGATTCCACTTGGTACTCATATAGTGCAAACGCCTTCTAAATCTTTTGATGGTAAGCTATCAACAACAAGTCTAGATGCATTTACCCCTTTGATTGAATTAAAAGAAAATCGTCCAAGTCTTGGATATTTCATAGCTAAAAATTCAAATATTATGGATATGGGATATAGATTATGTGTAGAGAATATGAGGGCCCCAGTAGTTAAAACGCCCTCTTCTCTAACTTTAAATAGCGATTTCGTATCTAACACTGATGACACTTGGATAACTTTTATATCGGATCTTATAGCAAATGCAAAATATAGCTTAGCATTAGATGAAATGGGGCGAGTTTTATTTTCTCCTATACAAGAACTAGACTCTTTACAACCAGTATGGACTTATAACGATGATAACAGTTCTATATTACTTCCTGAGATATCTATGAATCATGACTTATATGGAATGCCTAATGTCGTTGAGGTTATATATTCCGATGGCTATGGAAGTCGTTATGCTAAAGCGGTTAACGATGATCCGAATAGTCCTTTGTCCACTATAAATCGTGGAAGGGTGATTACACAAAGAATAACTAATCCAAGTTTTACGGGAATACCGACAGACAAGCAACTAGAAGAATATGCTGAGCAATCGTTAAAAGAGTTTTCTTCGGTAGAATACACTATTTCATATTCTCATGGATATTGTCCAGTACGAGTAGGGGATTGTGTTCGATTAAATTATAAAAGAGCTGGTTTTACTAATATTAAAGCTAAAGTTATAAGTCAAAATATCAAATGTGAGTCCGGTGTTACAGTAAGCGAAAGAGCTATATTTACAAGAAGATTATGGGGGTGATAAGAAATGGATTTATCTACTGATTTAGCGGTCGATTTAGTTAAAGCTATAACTCCAGTTGTGGATTCTCAAACTAAATCTGAAACTATTTTGTATGGTACTGTCAAAAGTATAGATAAAGGAGTATTTGTACAAATAGATGGTTCAGATCTTATAACCCCTGTAGTTACAACTTCAGTCGTTAAAACAAACGAACGAGTTACTTTAACAATTAAAAATCACACAGCTATAGTTACTGGCAACTTAACTACTCCTTCAGCTCCAAACGACAAAGTAGAAGAAATAGAAGGTAAAGTCGGAGAATATGATGAAATATTAGCCGATACAATAACTTCTAAAGAATTAGACGTAGAAAGAGCACGAATAAATGAGTTGATAGCTAAAAATGTCATCATCGAAGGTGGTTTAACAGCTAATAAAGCAGACATTGCTGAACTTAAAGCTGGTAATGTAACTATTACTGGTAATTTAACAGCTGCGAAAGCTGAAATAGAAAAACTTAAAGCTGGTAATGTAACTATTACTGGTGATTTAACAGCTTTAAAAGCTAGGATAGGAACTATCGAATCAGACTATGTAAAAACGGAAGATTTAGATGCTAATTATGCGAATATAGACTTTGCTAATATCGGTAAAGCTGCTTTTGAAAATTTCTTTGCTAAGTCCGGTATGATTAAGGATGTTATTATTGGGGATGGAACCGTAACAGGTGAATTAGTTGGTGTTACTATTAGTGGTGATTTAATCAGGGCCAATACATTAGTTGCTGATAAGTTGGTTATTAAAGGTGAAAACGGTTTATATTACAAACTTAACACTGATGGTATTACCATAGAAGCAGAACAGAATGAACAAAACAGTTTGAATGGTAGTGTTATTTTAGCAAAATCAATTACAGCTACAAAGATTAATGTAAGCGATTTAGTTGCATTTGACGCTACAATTGGTGGATTCAAAATAACATCAGATTCTATATATTCAGGTGTTAAAGAAACAGTAACTAACAACACTAGAGGTCTATATTTAGACAATACTGGTCAGATATCTATAGGTGATGCATCTAATTATTTAAAGTATTACAGAGATACAGATGGTTTATATAGGCTTGATATATCTGCTAAAAGTATAACATTTGGTTCTAATAATACTAATGTAGAAATTGCTTTTGGAAACACTGTTAGCGATACTATTGAAGAATTCTATCAATCAACTTCATCAACTTCTTTAGCTGGAGGTTCCTGGTCAACTACACAACCTGTTTGGACTAATGGAAAGTATATTTGGAGAAGAACTAAAGTAACTTATGGTGATAGTAGTGTAGAATATACACCATCCGCAACTGGTGTTTGTATAACTGGTAATACAGGCGCTAAAGGTGACACAGGTGCTACAGGTCCTACTGGACCACAAGGCGCTAAAGGTGACACAGGTGCTACAGGTCCTACTGGACCGAAAGGCGATACTGGACCTACAGGAGCAACCGGAACAGGTATAGCATCCACTACTACTGAATTCTATTTATCCACTTCTAAAACCACTCAAACTGGAGGTTCATGGGTTACTACAATGCCTACATGGTCTAAAGGTAAATATCTATGGACACGTACTAAGATTGTATATAAAAATCCGGCCTCTACTGAATATACAACACCTAAATGTGATAGTTCATGGGAGGCTGCTAATGACGCTGCTAAAACAGCTACAAATTTCTTAGGATTTGATTCTACTAATGGTTTACTTGTAGGTAATAAAACAAGTGGAGCCTGGTCTGGATTTAGAACACAAATTGTTTCTAATGCGTTTAATATTCTAGATCAGACCGGAAATTCTGTAGCTACTTATGGTGTAAATAAAATAGAACTCGGTAAAAATAGTACGAATTCTGTCATTGAAGTATGCGGTGGTAAAGGAAAAATCCAATATATCACTGATTCTGATAATAAACTAACATGGGTTGAATTAAATAGTTCTTATTCACGTCTTTATAGTGATACTTTTAGTGCAATGCATACTATATATACTGATAATATATCTTATGCAGTTAGTAATGCTATAAATGTTGGCCGTGAAGAAATTGCGCTTTTTATACGGATTAGTAATGATTATAACCCATCGACTGGTAATGGATATTTTGAAAGTTCTGAAATTACAATTGGACTAACAAAGATGACTATTAAAAGTGCTGGAGCTATGTATATCTTAAGTGATGAAAATATGACTATCTCAAGTAAAGCTTTAACCATTAGTTCTGATGACAATATCACTATTAACGGCACTATAGGGAATGCTACTATTACTACTCTTAATTCTACAACTATTAATACAAACAACGTCACTGCTACAGGAACTATTAAAGCAACAACTGTTAATAGTACTAATTTATCTATAACTGGGACATCTAATTTAAAAGATATAAATGGTACTAATTTAGATATTACAGGAACTATTCATTCTGACGGTTGGATTTATACACATGGTTCTAACGGATGGCGTAGTAATGACTATGGTGGTGGATGGTACTGTAGTGATAATACTTATGTTCGTAGTCTAAATAACAGATCTATATATACAACTGGTGGCATTACTGCACGTGGTGTATCTTCAGTAAACGAATATAGGTTCGCTTCTGGTTGGATTGGTTTCTATAACGGGGGTGCCGATGCACAAAATAATGCTAATCGTAGAGGTATTATAGGTGACTTCAATTCTGATGATATGTATATACAGTGGGAAGCATCGCCTAAGATCATATTTAAAGCACGAGGTAATACTTTGAATTATTTATACGAAACTACTGGTGCTAAAAGAACAATATGGCAACCTGGAGTAGATAGTGGTGCTTATATCGGACGTTCTGGAAACAAATGGAATACTGGGTTTTTCACCAATACCATATCCGCCTCTGATTTAAAACAAAAATCTATTGTTAAACGCGACATGAAAGCTAAACAGTTTATTATGTCATTAAATCCTATTTCATATCGTCGTACTGGAAATGGTGACACCGGTATTCGTGTTCATATGGGCTTTGGAGCGCAACATGTAGCGGAAACAATAAAAAAAATAGGATATGATGATCTTACTATAGTTCAAGCATCAATAATAGAAGGAGATAACGAATTTCCTTATCATGGTGAAGATATTGATGATAAAAAACTATCTTGGGGATTAAATTATATTGAATTTATACCACCAATGGTGTCTGTATTACAATCCCATGAAACCGATCTAATGATGATTAAAAAAGAATTAAATGAATTAAAATCAAAGTTAAATTCTTTATTTTATGAAAAATGAGGAATATATGTATGAAATATAATTTAAGAACAGTATATAGAGGGAAAATGCAAGAAATAACAAAAATACAGGAGGTAAATCACTATGAATATTGTAACTAATGAAGAAAAGAAATCTATTGTAATGAGAAATTGCATCAAAGTTGATGATGTGCCTATTAAATATCAAGAAATTACTATCAATAGCGAAGATCCAAATACTACAAACTTCTCTTCCTTTTTCGCAAGTGATGAAGCTAAAACGATTTATAAAACTAATCGTACAGCTATTAGAGAAGCAGAAGCGGCTTTTGAAGATAAAGCTTATTTAGTTCAGGAAAGCCTAGCTACAATAGGGGAGGTTAAATAATGAAACTTAAAAACGGAACTATTCTACATTCTGTAGATGCTTTGAATAAATTAGCCTCTTCAGATTTGCCTATCAAAGTAGTATATAACTTGAAGAAAAATATAGAAATCTTGAATGATAAACTTAAATTTATCAACGAACGTAGAAATGAACTCATTCGTAAATATGGTCATGATGATAGAATCACACAAGATGATCAAGAAGCTATGCAGAGTTTTATAAACGATTTCAATGAAATTCTAGAAATTGAAGAAGAAGTAGATATTAAAACCTTTACTTTAGAAGAATTGGATGGTTCTAAAATCTCAGCTACGGACTTAAGTACAATTATCTTCATGATAAAGGAGGCTGAATAGTTATGAATTTTGAAGAGTTAACTCAACATTTTGTATTAATTGTTGTACTTGGTTGTTTAGTAATTGGTTATATTATTAAACATGCATCTTTTTTGAAACGAATTCCTAATAATGACATTCCAGTTATCTTGGCTATTGTAGGGGCATTGACGAATGGGTTTGTTGGAGGCTTCACAATGGAAAACGTAATTTATGGCGCATTTATGGGACTTACTTCAACTGGTTTACATCAAGCCTTTACACGTTTTGTTGAAGGTACGAAAGAAACTAGCGAGTAA